TTCTCATTAAGGTCATAAGGGGTTGTCTGGTACACATAATAAGTTTTCCAAGTTAAATATATTATACATCTTAAACCCCCTTATTTTGTGGTTTTTTCAGTTTTAATGTGTGTAGTACTACACACTTACTACACAGCACTTTTCTTAAAATCAACAATGTTGTCCTTGTCTTTCACAATTCTTTCAATATCTACTGCCGCTCTTTCTTCTGTTACATGTGTATATAAATCCATTGTCATTTTAAGAGTTGCATGACCTAAATATGATTGAACAACTTTTGCCTGCACACCTGCTTCAAAACATCTTGTAGCAAAAGTATGTCTTAAAGTATGTCCGCTAAACACAGGAAATTCGTTATCAAAACTTCTTGCAAGATTTATCTGCTTAACAATAGCTTTAATTGAATCTGAATAAATCTGCGAATTGAGAGGCGTGTTATAACTTGTCACAAACAAATAATTGTTCTGCTCTTTAGGTCTTTTGCACTTTACAATATCCTTTAATTCGAACTGCTTTTCAAGATATTTAATGCATTCGCTGTTAATAGGTACTTGTCTATAACTCTGTTTGGTTTTAGGTGGCTCAATGTGAAAAGTTTTGCACTTATCATCAAGGTATTTTTGATACACAAGTGTCTTATTAACATCAATATATCCCTCATCTAAGTGTATATCATTAGGTGTAAGTGCAAACAATTCCCCTGGCCGCAAGCCTGTATTAAGTGCTACATTGTACAAATTATCGTAAAATGTCCCTTTACTTGCTTCTAAAAACTCTATCTGTTGTTCTGCTGTTAGTGCAAAAGCTTTAAGTTCTTTATCAGCCCTAAGCTTTACACCTTTTGCCGGATTCTTAATCATCAGGTCATCTTCTATTGCCCTACTGAACATATCATTAAGTATAACCTTAATCTTGTTCTGCCGTTCATATTTATAATTATCATCAGCTATTTTATCAATTAGTGTTTGAATATCTGACTTAACAAAGGAATTTATGTTGCGATTTCCCAAAAAAGGTGATATATTTTTATTGTATATGTGAGTGTATTCCCTAAGAGTATTAGGGCGTACACTTTTCTTTTTGTACACTTCTATCCAACGATTAAACCAATCGTCTAGTTTAATATCATCTCTAATACTTGTAAATTGAACATTTTCCGCTATTGCAACAGTCAATTCTTTTTTGACTTCTGATAACTTTGTGCCGTAAATATATTTAATCTTATTAAATCTATCTTTATATCTCCCTTGATACACGCCGTCCTTTCGTTGCGACAATCCTACACCTAGTTCTTTGCCTTTTAAATCTTTTCCCATTCAAAAGCTCCTTTCTTTTGAAAAAAGCCTTGATATAGACAAGCACATATTACTACATCAAGGCACATATTTCAATATATCTCTATATTTCTCTGCTTTTTTCTATATATTTCTCAAACTCTTTACGCTTAACAAGTCGCTTATTCCCCACTTTTAGAACGAACGGACAGCTAATTCCATTAAGCATATTGCTAATTCTATTAATCCCGATATTACTATATTCGGACGCTTCTTCAACTGTTAATGTAACTTTTTCCCAAATAGGTATGCTTTTAACCATTTCATCAGCCCTTTCTATCTTAATTTTTATATCCTTAATTCTTCTTGAAATTGTTGCTTTGGATAACATAAGTCTTTGACTAACCTGTTCTAAGCTCATATTACCCACAAGCAACTTGAAAATTCTTAGTTCTTCTTCTGTAAAATTGGCATTTTTAATTATCTCATCAAGCTCTGGCTTAGTCAGTTCTGAAAACTTCATAAGCCAATCTCCTTATTTAAACTTAATATGTTCTATTCCTGTTTCTTCGTAGAGCTGATTGATAAGCTCTTCCGCTGTGAATAACCCGTCATTGTAGTTATCTATTAGTACATTAAGCTCTCTTTGTACTTTTGTTAATCTCTGCTGTCCGAAACCGAATTTATCGTGCAGCACCCACATAACTAATATTAATGCTGATTCAAAATTTTTCTTCTGCTGTTCATTACTAATTCTGTTCATCTGAACACGTAGCATTTGCTCCTTAAACTTTTTCTGTTCTGCCTTGCTCATTTTTTATTCTCGCTTCCTTGCTTTTCTTAGCATACTCTAAAGACTTATTGTAGTGCTTTTTACACAACTTTGAATGATTATAAACCGGTTCGCCGCAAAACCAGCATTTACCATTTCTTGCCCATTCACGTTTAACATCAAGTTTTGAGCCTTTCTTGGTGTCTCTTATACGTTTCTTGATTTTAAGTTTGTTACGGCACTTAGAACACGTTTTATATCCCTCATCTGCCTTAACTTTACCACAATAAACACATAATCCGTTATTACTTCTTCTCTGATACTTGCTTTTTTGCTCAATTCTATCTTTTTCCTTGAATTTTTCGGGATTGGCATTGTATCTTGACATTCTCTGGGCATAGCGTTTTGCTGAACATTCAATGCACATTTTTTCGTCGCCAAATAAATTGTTTTTACGGCATATAGGGCATATTCCGTTTTCTTTATACCAACTAATAAGTTCTCGCCTATCTTTGTTTACTCTGTCGCGGCATTTGCTACATTTAACCCCAACAATATCAAGTGACTTTCCACAATTTACACATAATCCAGCTTCTTTTCGCCTGTAATACATTCTCATTTGTGGACTAATTGGCGTTGTTTCCACTAAAAATCAACCTCTCATTCTGTTAATTCTATCTTGCACTTCCTTAGGTGTTTCAATATATTCTTCTACGTTTGTATTTTGACCGATAAGGGCATTTTCTTTAATTTGTAATGTATTTATACCTCTTTGGAATTTTTGCTCGATTTGAGCCTTATGCGAATTTGCATTCGTTTTCTCAATAAGTGATTTGATATTGTCTGGCATACGATTTATTTCATTCGCACGCTTAACAATTGTTTCATAGGTTCTTAGAAAATTTGATTGTATTACTGTTTCTATTGTCTGATAGTCTGATGTCGCCCAGTTTTTGAGGTTGTCAGGCATCCCAACCGCTTGTCTAACTAACGGCGGTAGCTTGTTAAATTCTTCAACTGCTCCATATGTGCCATTCCTTAACGCCTTACTAACCAATCCCCACGCCGCCATTCCGTCAAGTTCCTGCGGCTGTGATATAGTCTGTATCTTGCTCATTATCTGCCCTACATCTGGTGCAAATCCGCTAGTATTAGTTGCAATACAAGCTCTTAACGCCTGCAAAACTAATTCTTCTGAATATTCAGCAAGCATTATATACCAAGCATTAAGAGTAATCTTCTTATCTGGTGGATTGAAGTTAGGATAATAAGCCTGTATCGTCATTAGAAGTTTTCCAACCTGTTCTTCTGTCATTTCATCGCCTCCATCCATTCATCAAATACATTTTTCTTGCCCTGCTTATTAGAATTATCTTCTTTCAGCTCAAACAAGCCTTGCCAGCAATGGTCTACAGATTGATTAAGAATTTTAACTGCCAAATCATTATCTCCACCCGATAGCTTTTCAAGAGTATTCATAGCCCTATGCAATGCCTTGTCAGTACATATAGGCTTTTTTATTCTCTTACGCATTGTCACATATTCGTTGAATGCTTCATCAAGTAATTCATCGTTGGGATAATAGCTTTTCTTTTTAGATATTACGTTAGTAATATCTTTTTCTTTTATATTCTTATCATTCTTTAATTCTTTATCATTATTACATTCTTTGCATTCTTGTATGTGTTCCGTCACTGTTTCCGTTGGCGTTTCCGTAAGTGTTCTATCGGTGTTTCCACTACTATTTCCGTTGGTGTGTTCGTTAGTGTTTCCGTTACTGTTTTCCGAAAACTGGAAAACACTATAATTTACTATGGTTAGAAGTGTTCTATTATCATTGCTTTCTTTTTGCACCATATTTTCATTTTCCAGCATTTTTAAAAAACGATATGTTCTATTTACACTCCAATTCCATTTTGCTGATAACTGTCGGACAGATGTTAAAATCTGCCCCCTTGTTATTGTGATTATTTCTCCATTGAATAATAGTTTTGTATCTGAATGGTTAGCGGTAAGCAATAAATCAACCCAAGCTGAACGCTTGTCAAATGGTTCATTTGCTTGCCATATCCAACAATCCAGTAGTTGCCTATGCAATTTTATCCAACCTTTATTCATAGTCTACCTCTTCAAGTTCTGTCACATTGTTACTTCACTAAATCGTTGATATTAACCCTAAATCCGTCAAACTCCTTGCCTTTGCTCCTATTGTAAGTAGCCGTATCAAAGAACATCAAGTTGCCCTCTCTGTCTGTTGCCATACTCACACCATTCCTTACAAGACTACCTTTTAGCAAGTCAAGGACTATTTCTATTTCCTGCTTTGTTTCGTCTGTCATTATTTGTCTCTCCATATTTCTTCATCAAGAATATATTGTCTGATAAATCTATCTGCGTATTGTGGGTGTATCATTGACCTTGCCGTTTTTCTGTCCACTCCCAATGAATTATTACTTGTAACATATCTTTGCTTCATAACATCAACTGCCTCTAATGGTTCAAAAATAAGATTATTCTTAGGTTGCAAACCAATGAACCAATATTGCGTAGGCTTTTTATAGTAATCTCCATTCAACGTCCTGTCTTTGTCGACAACATTAGGCTTTATGCACCAAAAATGTGTTAAATAATGCATTCCGCTAGTGCTTAACGGATTTTCTATAATCAGCCTTAGATGTTTTCTTTGACAGACAATAACAAATTTGTTAAGTATCTCATAGAACAAACTTAACTGCCTATGCCTTTTCATTGACACCTCGCATTTTTGCTCAATAGTGTAATTCTTATATTGATAAGCTGTGCAACATAAATGCCTAGGGCTTTGGTCTGAAAAATAAGTGCAAGGGAAAAATGCAAATATCAAATCATCAGGGCTTATCTTATCAAACAAACCCGGCTCACCTTGATACCCCCCCCTCTATCTCTTTAAAAAGGTCAGTAACACAGTCGGTTTCGTTAAATTCATTCTGAATATCATAGTCGTAGGCTTCAATTCCATACTTCTTGAAAGCATTCTTGAATGTGCCAGACTGTTCAAATAAACAATGTACTATCATTCCGCACCTCCGATAAAATCCTCAATATTCATTTGCGGGTCTTTCGGGAACGTAAGCATTTCATTCTTGGCTATATTAAAATACTTTTCATCAATCTCAATTCCTATGAATTTTCTATTTGCTTGTAAACAAGCAATTCCGGTAGAACCTATCCCCATAAAAGGGTCTAAAACAATCTGGTTTTCTAATGATGAATTCTCAATTAATATTTTCATCAGCTCTACTGGTTTTTCGGTATCGTGAAGATTTTTACCGTTTATATCTTTTCTTTTTTTGTTAGGAATTGATAATATGTCACTTGTGCCACAATTATTTATTTTTATTGCTTTTCCTTTTCTAAAAAATAAAATGTATTCAAACTGTGACATATAAAATTGCCCCATAATTTTATTTCCCTTGTTCCAAATTAAAGACTTAATAAAATGAAATCCGTATTGCTTAATGCCATTCCTTTTTTCGTCTTCTGTTCTTAAATCCGTAAAACTGTTAAGCATTTTTATAAGATTAATATGATTAGTCATAACATAACAATGACTGCCATTTTTAAGTATGCGGTAAAATTCAGATGCATACATATCACAATCTATATTGTTATAATTAAAAACTTTACCTTGTTTATTTATCTTCTTTTGAAACATTCCACCACTGTTTCCTGCATTTCCCCTAGATGTTACTGGATATGGTGGGTCTGTAACAATTAAATCAATGCTTTCATCAGCTATATTTTTAACAACATTTAAAAAATCATCATTAAAAATTTTTGTTTTTTCTTCCATTCTAAATCTACCAAAAGGAAACCTCGGTTTTATGTCCGGACAACCTATTCCTTTCTTAGATTTTTAATCTACAGTTTCATACCTATCTTTGTGAAATTCTCTATCTTCTTCACTGGAATAGGCTCTTTTGCAATTTGTACAAAATTCTAAATGTACCTCTATATCTGTGCTGTTTTCGTATTTACAGCCATTGCAATCATTCATTCTCCAATCCCCTTTCTTTCAAAGCTCTCACAAGGTACATCAAGTAAGCAACCACACCGCTCAACTTCCGTTGTTCCCCAATATGTTTTGTACCTGTAAGAATTTGCACAATTAAAGCAGAAATCACTTCCACCATTCATTTTGCAACTCGTCTTTTTATCTTCCAGCTTCTTCCCAAGACTTTCATTTATTCTTTTGAGTTCTTCTACATTTTTCTGTAGTTTTTCAAAATCATCAATGAGTTTGTTGTATTTCTTCTTGCTTAAAATCTTCATTCCGCTTCGCTCCTTTCAACTGTTCGGCTATTTCGTCAATCTTTTCTTCTTCCAAGATTGTAAAGGCATATTCTTCCTTGATGGCTTTTATAGTGTCATCAACAGCCTTGTTGTAGCCAACTGAATATCCGTGTTCATACCCAGCTTTTCTATTTTCTTCTAACATTCTTGTTATAAAGCTAAAATCGGCTTTATGGTCTTTCTCATTCATCATTTTTGCCCGCTTTCAATAAATCCTTACTCTCTGTATTTGAATTATTAGCCTTATGCACACATTCCTCACAAAGCTCGCTGTTTTCGTAGTAACAATGATCGCAACCGCCAAAACCACTTCCGCAATAACCTTCACAAGTTGAAGTTCTTACTCCGTATTTTTCTTCTTCGACAATTAAAGGACAGTGTCCGCTTATGCAGGTGTAATTTGTGTAATAGTCATTCATTACTATTGCCCTCCTCCAACAATTCCTTAAACTTCTCATACTGCTTCTGCGACACCTTATTGTTAGCCTTATCCGCTCTCAATTCGATTTTAAGGTGCTTTTCTGCTATATTGGATAATTCCCTTGCAAGGTTCTTTCTGCCTTGCTGTATGCCTTGCATATAGCCTTTAGGTGCTTTTCTCTCGCCTATTGAACCACTATCACGATTTCCGCCTTGACCGCCGATGCTAACATTCCTAAGCTGATAACCGTTATCGGCATACAGTTTGATGTAATACTTTTCCTTTTCGTCAAGCTGGCTTTCGGGAAAATTCAGAAATTCAACTCGCCAGCCATACGGATTATCCTCTGAATATAGCTTATGTTTGCGTAGACTCAAATCTATGTGCTGTTCATAGCCTACAAGGTGGCTTGCCAATCTACTAAGTGTATGTATCGCCTGTCCGACATAAGCAAACTTAAAGCCGTTTTCATCTTCTCGGAGTAGAAAGTATATTCCGCTCCTGTCATTCAGCTTTGGATTTATCTTTAGAAGTCGCTTTCGGTTCTCTGATTCTATGGCTTTCGCCTGTCTTAACTTTTTGTAATCCGTCTTTAATCACTCCTTAATACTTAATATTCATATTTCCGTGTTCGTTCACCCAATCAATAGCTTCTGCGTATGTCACGCCATTGTTTTTCAAGATATATAGCAGATTATGAAATTTGGGGTGTGTTTCTTTCAGCCTTAAAAATCTGCTTTCTTTCTCTAAGTGACATCCGAATCCGCACAGTACACAACCTGTTCTTTGGCATCCTGTTGTTTTCAACAATGGTCTTTCATTATCAAATATCCCAAAATCAGCAAATGACATCTGATTTTCGCATTGCCCCATAGCTTCGTAATCTGTTACAACTTCGCCATAAACGGAACATATCGCTCCACATTCTTTAAAAGGATAAAGTGCTGTTGCACCTGTTGCGCGGTAAACAACTTTGTTTCCATATCTCATCACTTTTCTGTAATATGCGTTAAATGACATACTTCTTGCATTTTCTTTGATGTAAAGCAAAACATCTTGTTCTGTCCAAAAGCTCATAGGGTTACTATGCGGTCTTGTGACATTAAAAGCATTACAGCCGTCCTGTAACCATTTCTGCGTACGCATAACACTTTCACTTGCCATAGTTGCTATAATTGGCTTTCTACCTGTTTTCTTTTCGTAATCGTGTGCAGGCTTTTTCTTCATAATGTCACAACATAAGTCACTTATCTCAAATGGTGCATCAAGAAAGAATTTGTATTTTTCTTGATTAAACTGACTATAATTGCCTTTACTATCTGTCAGTTCTCCATTCAGTCTGCGTAACCTATATTCTGAACCGCTAGGGATAACTCCCATCTGCAAACTCTTGTACTGTTCGTTGTGCTTGTTTATTCTCCTGTCTATTCCTAGCAGGTCTGCCATGTAGCAAGCATACGGAATTGTCTGTCTGTCTGTCTGCCAAGATTGTGTTATTAGATTTTTGGCTGTCAAGGTATTTAACGTATTTTCTCGCACCGCTTACGCAATTTGACACTTCCTTGCTAATCATTGGAAATCCATACTTTTCACAAACCTGTGCAAATGAAATCTTTGGTTTTAAAATCACAAGATTATCAAAAGTCTGTGCAAACTCCTTTAACTCTGGATATTGTGTCGGAACATCTACGAACACAAAAGGAATATTTTTATATCCGCAAACTTCTCTGATTATATGTCCTAAAACTGTGCTATCCTTACCGCCGCTAAATGATAGATACACTCCGTCTTCGCCAAACTCATCAACCCAGTTTCGTACTCTCTCGGCTGTCATTAAAACCTTGATATTAAGTGGTAATGCCTGCCATTGGTACAATTCTTGCATTGTATGTTTATTTTCTGCCATAATTACACCTCTTAATTAAATGGTAATCCCTCGTCAGCTACACTATCCGGAATAGCCATAAAGCCATCATTACTGCTGTTACCGCCCATAATTCCATTATTGCCACTCTGCTGATTAGTACGGCTTTCGCAGAACTCGTGTCTTTCAACAACGCAATCATTAGTGTAAACTTTCTGTCCGTCTTTGTTGGTATAGTTGCCTGTCTGCCATCTGCCCTCAACGATAATCTTAGTGCCTTGATGTAGATACTTCTCTGCAAACTCTCCATTCTTACCAAATGCGATACAATTAATAAAGTCTGCTGCCTGTTCGCCCTCTTTCTTAAAAGCTCTGTCAACAGCTAATGTGTATCTTGCTACTGCCATACTTCCGTTGTTGCCCTGTGCGTATCTCACGTCAGGATTTCGTGCCACTCGTCCACATAAAATTACACGATTCATTACTTTTCCTCACTTTCTTCTACATAATCATCCCAAGCTTCATTAAGCACCTTGGCTCCATCATCGTCATCCGTAACAATAATCGTGTACTCGCCTATCTTAGTCGAGATAAATCCTGCATTGCTATCTTTAAGCATTTTAATTAATGAATCAATTAACCCACTCATCTTTATTCCTCGCTTTCTAATAACTCTTTATTGTCAAATATGTTGCCGATAACCTCTACTGTGTTTACCGAATCATCCTCATCATTAAAATTCCAATAGATTTCCCACAATGATATATAATTATCATTTTCGCAAGCATATAAACGATTATCGCAACCGGTTATTGGCTTAATATTTGCTTCTATTCCATTCCAATCTATAGATGTTTTATATGCAATGCCAAAACTGCCACATTCAAATACGACAGTCCCTTTATGCCCTAAGAAGTCAACAATATCATTCTCCCAAATCAGATTACCGTTCTTATCTTTTAAGCCGGTGCATTGGCAGATTGTGTTCGAGTCTATCTCGTAGAAATTTATGCCGGTAACAGCCCAATCATCACAAGCAGTTCCATTGTATTTTTCAATGACAAAACCACCTACAAACACTCTCCCATTTTCAAATCCATCATCAAACAAGCAACCCTGCACCCATTGTTCGTCTTTTGGTAATTCCTGCTAGTTTTTCCTTTTTGCTTTAAATAAGTATCTATCTTCCATACTCTCTCCTATTCCGCTTCTGATTGAAGTTCTTTTATCCATCCATCATAATCCCATGAACTTCCACATATAGTGTCGCTTGTTACGGTTGCTAGATAATCGGCTAACTCTTCATCACTCATATTTCTAATTCTGTCAGCGTTAGTTATTCTGCTGTCACATCTGCAACAAGGCTCATTATCTCTTGAATTGTTGTTATGCTTGCAGTTACAGTTGTGTGTCTTTTCCTTTGTGGCTAAGTCAAGGTAATATTTCAAATCTTTTATCAGACTGATAGTTCCGTAGAGTTGTTTTTCTTCAAGCATTTCAACAACTTCCGATATTCTTCTATCAAAATCACGCTTGTTTACACTTTCAAGAAGCTTACTCATTTTCTCCACCTCTCAATTCTTTCAGTTTTGCTTCGGCTTCGGATTTTGTGAGGAATACTGTTTTACCAAAATCGCATTCTCTAAAATATGCTCCTATAAAATGATTTGTTGCCTTAGCATACATTCTATATTGTTCTCCACATTCATAAAATGTTATACTAGAAACATAAGATTCATAGACTTCGTCTTTCATATTCTCATCATATTCAATATCATCAAACACATTAAACGGAGAAGTGACTACATAAACTGTATCCCCCACCTTACACGGCAACTTAATAAGTCTGCCCTGTTCTTCTAAGTCCTCATATTCTTTCAGATTTTCTCTTAAATCAGCCATAGCCCATAAATTGCGATAAAACAAGGCTAACAGTCCTATCTGACTATCCACTTCAACCGACAGCATTTCAGCCATATATTCGTCAAATTCTTCATCTGACATATCGGATAAATCTTCATCGCACATATCTTTTACAAGATTTTTGACAAGCTCTCGGCTATCAATATCAAGTTCATAATCTCTATACCTTGCATTATGGTTTTTATCTGCATAACAGCTGTTATATGCCAATTCAAGCACATTCATATCAGATACTTTTTTATTGCTTGTTAATCTCTCCATTCCGTTCCTTTCTACCACACAGGGTAATAATTTCCTTAATTGTTCGCTGTACCTCGAAATTTAATATTGAAAGTCTCTATTTGAAATAAAATTCTTGATTTGTTCATTTTCGATGATTACAAATTCCGCTAAGAACTTATCCCAATCTTTTATTGATTTATCAACATAATCATCTGTTTCTTCATCATAAACACTGAACCAAGATTCCACATTGTCATCAACAGAAGTATTCTTAAAAACAAAATAAGGATATTCTTTCTCGTCTAAAGCGGATATGTCATCTGCAATTTCGTTAAATCTTTCAATAATATGTTCTCTTTCTAACACTGATAAATTATCTTCATCAGATTTATCATAGCCCTTATTCTGTTCAACAAATTTGCGGATATTGTAAGCAATACAATCTTTGTCTTTTGTAAAGAAAATCTGCTGATTGCTTAATTCCCAGCAAATTCGGTCTGATGTATTTGTAGAATTGTTCATTTTTGTATTTATTTTCTTCCAAACATCTGCACCGTGTATTCCGATAACACTTTGAATATATCCCATAACTTTAGGAAGTGTCTTGTCCGAAAGTACACTCCATACAACAGGACTAAACCACCAAGAATTTTTATACTCACAAAGTATTTCGCCTGTATAATCAGCTTTAATTCCATATAAGCTACTACAACTCATATAATCTCCTTTCTAAAACGGACAACTGTTTGGATTTTGCAAAATCCAACTCTTGCCCTGTTCCGCAACGTCCACATTCGCCCCATTTACAGCATTTTTCATTTTCTCAATAAAACTATCCTTATCGGCATTTTCACTCGATAAATGGCACATTATGACATTCTGCAAGCTATCTGAATCGTTAGCCTTAACAAAATCGCAAGCGGTATCAATGCTTAGATGACCTCTGAAAACGTGATTAGCTTTCGGATTGTCGGTGTCAACTAAATCCTTGTCATAATTCACGCCTAACAGAATGTGGTTTATGTCTTTAAACTTCCACTTAATAACTTCACAATCCGTTATGTAAAGCATTCTCCCCATTTCGGGATGCATAATCAGAAATCCGAATATCGGGCAAGGCTCGCCATTTGCGTCTGTGTGCGTCCAATTTCCGTCTATTGTCGTTAAATCAAAAGGTTTTACTGTAAATCCGCCCATATTCATTGACATATAATCAATCTTCAAATATGGTGCATAAATTGGTATTCCCATATCCTTAAATTCGTTTAATGACTTTGAATGGTCTAGAGGTGGGTGTGACTTATAATCACACCCTTTATCCCCCTTATGTTCCAATTCAAACCTTTCTTAATCTCCTTAATCGGTATTCCGCAATCAAGGATAAGTGTTTCTCCATTGTCTGCCTGTAACAGATAGCAGTTACCTGCTGATGATGAGCCTAAGCAAGTTAATTTCATACTTCCACCTCATCATCTTTCGGGAACTGGAAATAAATATTTTCCTTTATTCCCTTGACAATATTTGCTGATAACTTTAGATTATCCTCATTGTTATCTACAAATATTAATGTCTGTGTTATTCCTTGTGTAGTTGTGACGGTTGCTATATATTCTCTATATGCTTCTCTAAGCATTTCCATAGCCTTTAAAGCCTTTTCTTTGCTTGAATACTCTGCTAACTTCGTGCCGTGTGGTGATGATAAATTATAGCAATAGATATATGCTACTTCTACACCTTCATATTTCCCACTAGCTACAGATAATAAAAAATAATCATATGGAACATCTATTGTTCCGTCCTGTGAAATTACTCTCATCTGTAAAACTCCTTTCTGACATCAACTACCTTACACTTTAATTTGTAACCCCAATCATCAATAGGTGGTCTCTTGCTTGGACAGCAGATAAACTCTCTACAAATCCTTGGTCTAACTGAATAAATCTCGCACTTTTCTTTTGGCTTATCATCATTAAGAAACGGACAAGTCATATCCATTGTTGGTGTAGCTGTCGGATAATTATGTCTATGTTGCTTGATATGATGTTTTTTGATGTACCTGCGGATTGTTGCAATTTCATCTTCTGTCATAGGAAGTAAGTTACTACAACAATTACCGCATTGAGTACATTCTCCGTTACAAGTCAAGTCATAAGTGCCATTATTCATATCAGCCATCATCTGCTCTAAACTTGCTGATTTCATAGGCTTACTCCTGTAAGAATGGTGGCAATGTGCTGTCTGTTTGTTCTTCTGTTGCTTCTGTGGCGGTATCTTCAACCAAAACATTAACAACATCGCCCTCGATAAAATCTACGCTGTTAGCATTCTGTTCAATGTCATTTTCAGCTAACTTCTGTGGGTCGGTTTCAATCTCCATTCCGCTCAAAAATGTGTTCTGCTGTGTCGGATTTTCAAAATCTAACTCAATGTGCTTGCAAAGCCTGTGAAGCACAGTTTTCTTATACATCTCACCTGTAAAATTCTTCCAAGCTGGGCTATTGCTTGCCTTACTTGACTTTCTTGTATTTTCAAGGTCTGCAAGGCTCATTGTGTCATACTGCATACCACCATCAGCATATAAGCAAACAGCAAATGCACCGATTATTTTTCCATCATTGAATGGAAGCGGTTTGAAATCAAAAGTCTGTTCTCCACTTACAATCTTTTCCTCAAAACTGTCTCCCGCACGAACCAACTTTGCGTAAATGTCCTTAATTGGTCTGATAGAATACTTCTTTGCCAATTTCTTAGCGCCTCTGTAATCTGTCTGATAGTTAAGCTGATTTTCATAAGGCACCAAGTAGCACTCCTTTGAGTAAAAATCCAATCCAAGATAAGCGCCTTTTAAAAGTCCGGCTGTAAGCTGTGACTGGCTATATTTCTGTAATGCTGGGTTATCATTAATGAGTGCTAATGCATTCTGCACAAACCTAACCTTGTTAAAATCCTTTGGTAGTGCTTCCGATACGTTGTCGAGCTTATCCGTTAGCACCATGCTAAATGTTTTCTTTTCTGCTACTGCTGTTGTTTCTGCCATAATTAGTTTTCCTCACTTTCCTCGATTACTCTTAATACTTTTTCCAACCGGTCTAATTCCTTTTTTGCGTTTTCAATCCTAGTCTTTTCTCTGTTCTTAAACATTTCTTTTGCACGTTCAAAACTAGGCTCTGTAAAAGCTACAAGATTTGAACCATAGCTGATAAAATGTCCTATATCATCTTTTCTTAATCGACCTATGTAATGGGGGAATCCACTACCATTAATTGGCATATAAGTCTTTGGGCTTTCTTTCGCTTCACATTCAGTACAGGATATTCCTCTAGGCGCTCTGCCGTATCCATATTCATCTAACTCATAAAAATAAAGTTTCATATTATCCCTCCACAATCTCTAATTTCTCGCTATCATTGACAATCAGCATAATCAACTGACTATCAACCATTTCGGCAACTTTCTTCTGATTATTGCTGTCAAGGCTCTCCGTGTCGTCCAAGATTATAGGCACTGACATACCGCTAATCTTCTGAATAGAGTTGCAAATATCTACTCTGCCTAAAATCCTGTTACCCTTGTTACTCATGGTTGTTAAAATGCTCTTTCCGTCAACGGTAGGTATGCAACAACTCTTGTAATTGCCATTCTTAGCATATTCAAACAACTGCCACTTAACCAAACTAAAATGACTATTTACGGCTTCTGTTAAGGCTTCATTCTTTGCTTTGTCTAATTCGTCAAGTAAATCAAGTATTTTCTCGGCATTAGCCTTATTCTGTTCAGAATCAATCCTTGTCTGCCTTAATTCTTCAAGTCGCTGTTCGTCTTTTTCTGTGTTACTTTCAGCTATCTTTCGCTCACATTCTGACAACTGCTGCCTAAGTTCATTTTCCTGTGCCTTTAATTCAGCCTTGACACTTGAAATATCATTAGCCTTGTGCATAGCTTCTTCTTTTTCAGCAATCTGCTGTTCAAGTGCCTTGTACTCTTCTGTGGATGTCACATCAATTTCCTGTGGAAGTTCGGATAACTGCTTTTCAAGGTCTGCAATGGCTGTATTCAGCATTTCAAGGCTTTCTCTATGCTGTGGTAACTCTTTTTGTAAATCTTTAAGAATCTTCTTATTCTTATCAAGTTTGTCTTTAAAAAGGTTGCCATTGTATGTGATAAGCTTTAATTCTTCTGCCTTGTGGCTATCAAAATCGGCTCTTAACTGTTCTTTCTTATCCTCTGGATATTCCTGCCCGCAATAACTGCAAATAAGGCTTGCTTCGTCAAATTTGCGTTCATTCTCTGCTTTCCATTTATCCCTTATATCCTGCAACTGCTTATTGATAATATCCACAGTAGTCTGCTGATATGTAATGTTATTTTCTGTATCAGTAATAGTCTTTTCTGTCTGCCTAACAAGGAACTGCTTATCAGAAATCTTTCCCTCAATCTCTCTCCTAGCCTTAACATTTTCCTCATTCGCCTTGCGTGATAAATCTCCCTGCTTAAACTTCAAATCGAGAATATCGGCACTAGCCTTATCATATTCAGCTAACAGCTTGTCATTATCAGTCTGCTTTGCAATGCAATCAGCAATCTGCTCTTTGAGGCTGTTTCTATACAGTTCAAGGTCAGATACATCTGTGTCCTGCTTAATCTGAATATCTCTTTCCTTTTCCTTAATCTGTCCGTCAAGGATAGGCAAATCCTTTGTGATTTTAGCCTTGGTAGCCTTATTCATAGCGGATAATTCTTCTGCCGTGTATTTCTCTAACAGCGGTACTAACTCTGCTAATTCAGCTTTCTGTGAAGCTATATCAAGGTCTGTAACGTCTCCTACAAGACCGAATAAGTATTCTCTCATTTCAACCGGCTTCTGATTAAGAAAAGCATTTAAATTACTGCACACCTTGAATACATTCATATCAATATCAAGATATGCGTTGAAATCCTTTAATGTCTTAGGCACATCGTTGATGAAATACTTGTTATCGTCCTTATAGCTGCTGCCATCTTTGCTGTAAGTACGCTTCTGAACTTTCTTCATAGTGATTTCTTTTCCGTCAACATCAAGTACAAGTTCGACCGACACGTCCATATCATCAACTGATACTCCGTCAACTTCTCTTCTGACTACTGGATTATCCTTTAACTCATAATCACAGTTGAACAAGCACCATAAGTATGCTGTTGCTATTGTTGACTTACCTACGCCATTCTCAGCCATAATCTTTGTTATGTCGTAAAAATCAAATGTTCTGCTTGCGTAACACATAAAATTCTCTAAAACCGCTTTTTTTAAAAATGTTTTCATAAACAATGCCCTTTCCTTATTTATATATTCATAATGAATACATCATCTTCTATTGAGAAGTTGTCAACTGTCTTGTCTGCAAGATAATGCCGTCTGTCAAGTTCATCAAACGTGCCATCAAATATAACACCTTGGACTGGATGCCATACTTGACAACGCTTTTCATTGTCTGCTGCCATACTAGCTAATTCTGAAACAGTAATATCACTATTCATCAGTATTCTCCTTTTCTTCTATAACCTCAATCTTGCTTACCGATACTTCATAAGCAGTTCTTGTTTCAACTTCATTGTCGCTTATCTTCTTAGCGTATTCCCTGCTCTGGAATCTACCCTGAATCTGGATATGTTCCCCTGTTTCAAGTCTGCCTGCAAATTTTGCATTTCTTCCCCATACTATACAAGGTATGTAATCTGACTTGCCATAGGTTCTATTGACAGCTATCATAACGTCACAAATTTCTCTGCCTTGCGGTGTTGTTCTATATATAGGTGCTTTGCACAAATACCCTACGATTTCAATTGAATTGTTTACATCTAGTGAGATTTCATCATCCTCTAATATATCAATCTCCCTAGCAAATATACTAAGTATAAGGTGGCTATGTGTGTCATCTATGTGTTGATTGTATGACCTAATCTGTCCGTTAATTACTACAGTTCTGTCTACATCTAGTCTGTTAATATCAACAAATCTTTCAGATACAACGACTGGAAGTGTATCTACATTGCCGCTTTTTCTTGGAGCTTCTATGTAGAAAATATAGAATCCCTCACTATATACCTCGTGAGAAAATACCGGTTTCTTAGCAATCTTACCTATCATATAGACTTTATTATTTGTTATCATTCCTTTTCTCCTCTCTTAACGAATCCAACGACTTTAACTTTCTCGTTTACCTGTTTCATATTGTTCTTTCCTTTCTTCTGCATTAGTTCTTATTGTTGCAATAACGGCACAAACTGTTGTGAGTATTATGCCGAATATTATTCCTGCTATAAAACCTAGTATCATAGCTTATATCTCTCTTTCATTATTGTAGGCAGTTCGTAGCAGTCGATATAATCGTGAGTGTCTGCTATGTACTTCTTTTTAAGCTCGCTCAAACCACACCCGTATTCGTGCTTTAACTGCCCTAAAATGTCCTTTATAACTACTCTTCTTAAGAGTTCACAATTCTTATTTCTTCCTAAGAGGCAACTTGTTCTTCTGCCAATATGTGAAAGGATTTCAAGTTTTTCCACCTCATTAATCTGCTCTCTTTCGCCTTTTTCAGAAATAATAAATATCAATCTGCTAAAACTCCTTTCTAATTAATAAGCTGAAATATCATTGACACAATAAATAATATTGCTGATAACATCCATAAATATTCAGCTATCCTGCTGTCTCTCTTTGCTTTCTTGTATGCTGCAATAGAGACTTCTAAATTGTTTCTTTCTGCTATCAGTTCCTCTACTGATATGCTATACTGTGGTGTTGCCTGTATTTCCTTATCCATAAACAATCCTCCGAACCATCAGTTCTCAAAATTCATCTGTGCATTGCAATCTTTTATTAACATCATTGTGTTAGTGCTTGGCATCCAGTTTTTAACATACTCAACTGCCTGCTCATTCTTAAGTCTTGGTGTGTTGGCTCTTGAGTTGACATTGAAATAATCCTTGTAATCGTGATTAATCTCTGCAAATACTTTTTTGCTTATTTCCTTGTAAGCATTACTGTCTTTACCGCCTAAAATTTTTATCACTCTTGCCGATACTAAGTCATTAAGTACTTTCTGCTGTCCATAATCAATGTTCATTGTATTTTCCAGCTTAGATACTCTGTCTGACACATCATCTAACATACTCAGCTGTATCCTCATCATTTCCTGTGGAGATAGCTGTTTCTGATAACTTCCTGTTTTTCTGATTGACGGAAGCACCTCATCCATTACCCAACTTTCAAATTTCTCTGCACTAGGTAATTTTGATTTCATAATAAGTCGGTATAAATCACCCTCATTTATGTATGACATCTGCTGAACACCACTAGATGTAGGGGTGTCACGTTTCGTTACCCCCTTACAATGGTCGTTCACAGCCTTTCGTGGATTTATATATCCAAGTGCGGTTGCCACATCTGTTGCTACGAAATATGGTTTTCCGTCAATTTCTGTCATTCGGACTTCTCCGAATTCTTCATTACTAAAAATCTGCAATTCCATAAACGTACCCTTTCTTATCTGACCCATTTTTCAACTGGAATTTTTGTTGCTTCTGCGATTTTTTGTACTGTAGTTAACGCCGGTAAAGAATTATTATCTTTCCACCTGCCCACAACTCCATTACCAAGACCGCATTTTTTTTCAAATGCGTGTATTGATAAATTATTTTTTTCACAATAAGCGACAACATTTTGATAAAACATAGACTTCTCCTTTCTTTATTTAATAAAGATTTAGAGAAAAGCTTGACAATCTTTAGAGAAAGTTCTAATATATGAATTGTCGAGAAACATATTTTGAGAGCACTTCCCTTTAAGTTTATTTTTAGGCTTTTCCCTAACCTTTAAACTCATTATATAGAGTGTTCTCTAATTTGTCAACACCTTTTTTAGGTGAAACTCTAAAAAATGGAGGAAAACACAAATGAACACGGTAGAAAGAGTAAAAGACCTATGCAAACAAAGGAAGATTTCAATACATAAATTAGAATTAGAATGCGGTTTTGCTAACGGATATATAGGTCAGTTGCGTAAAGGCACATTACCAGATGATAGGTTGGGAAAAATTGCTGAATATTTAGGAGTATCAGCTGAATATTTAAGAACTGGCGAAGAAGAACAGCTTATTTTGTCTGAGCAAGCTGATTTGTGGATTAAAATTAGAAATGACAAAAGATTATTACACTCATTAAAAACATTTTTCGAGTTAAGTGACGAACAGCAAGAATATGTCCTCGGCTTAATTAATTTATTTAAAGGAGAGTTGTAATAAATGATTGAATCGAAGGATTTTTTGAAGACTATAGTAGAGAAAAGAGATAAAAATGGCAACACTAACTATGCCGACATTGCTAATTGTCTTGGCATTGATACGATTTCAATGTTGCCATTTATGAAAGAACTTAGTAGTAAAGGCTACATCACCCAAACCCTTGAAGATGTAACTATTACTAAGCTCGGATTACTTGCTTATGATGAACTTTAATTAATACTCACGATTTATGAAATTGCGATAAAATCTTTTATTCTTTCAAGTGTACTAGTGCAACATTATGTTGCACTAGTTTTCTTTATATCTGCTATTATTTTATAGATATACTCTAATACTGCATTATCGTTGGTATTTTCTACTATTTCAATAATTTCCTTTTTGTAATCATTGTTATTCACATTCGCACTTCCCCTCTTTTACTATTGTGACGATTTAATTATTATAGAACACACGTTCTATCGTGTCAAGTGTAGCGGCGATATTGCCAACGCCAATCAAACAATATCGCCTGCCAGAACTTGAAAATGTTTAAGGGTCTTTTCTCAAAGACAAGTTCATTATACATTTATTTTTAGTATATTTCAAATATTTTCGGTTGACTTATTTTGACTTTATTCGACAACTATCTGAAATTTGTCGATAGCTTTGCCGAATTCGCCAGCATATCCGTCCATTCCGTTGCTAGTTTCGTTGTCTATCTGTTCTGGGTAGAAGTTTCTTAAGCCGAATGGCGATACCATATATCTTGCGTACTTGTAATCTTCTCCGCTAGGTGTATAGTAAATAACTTCGATAGCGTCAATGTCGTGCTTCTTATCACCGGCATATCCGTTATCAAAATCATCATAGTCGCAACCTGTAACATAAGGTAGCCAGCCGCCGTTTAGTAAATGTACTCTATATTTAACCTCACCACGACTAACTCTAATGGCAATAGCCTTAATAGCTGTATCGTCACCCTTACCAGCCCAATCACTATCGTTAGTTACTTCATCCCACCACCTATCAGTATAAGCGGCATATGTAACATCAACAGGCTTATTACTGTTATCTTCTGTTTCTTCCTCTTCTGTATTGTCACTATCTTCTGTTTTTTCATCTTCTCCGTAGAATACAGATAAGTCGCATACTCCATCTACTCCGTCCACAACGCCGCTAGAAGTATACTGCCAGCCTACAAGATTTCTAGCAACGCTAGGTTTCTTATCTTCGTTAGGGTCTGTATCAAGTGTCATTTCATCATATCCAAGATAATACCTTGCTATCCAGTAATCGCAGTTAAGAATTTCTTCGTCTGCATATGGGGCAATGTAACTGCCATACCACGCCATACCTGTATAGATACCAAATTCATAGCCAGCATCTTCTATTGTATGCTTATATGCCTTGATTATGTCAATAAGTTTATAGCCTAAGTTCTGCATACAAGTATCTTCTATGTCCATCCATATCTTGACTTTACGTCCGTTAAGTATTTCTAAGACACGCTTAGCCGCTGTTACTGCTGCTTCTACGTTAGGTGTGTAAACATAGTTGTAAACTCCACAAATATGTACGCCAGCTAACTGACACTTTTTCCAGTTGTTTTCAAACTGTTCATCTGCATTAAGGTCACGTCTGATAACCTTAAGAATGGCGTGTGTAAGTCCTGCCACACGCATTTTGTCAAAATCTAAGTTGCTACCATTCCAAGCCGAAAAATCTCCACACTTAATCATAACTAAAATGCCTCACTTTCTACTGTTCCTGTTACATCTGAACCAACTGTGCTATCTTCTGTGCTGTATGTTGCCTTGTATGTGTTTTTAACACCATCAAGAAAGCTCTTAAGCTCGCTGTCTAGTGCTATATCATTTGCCAAGTATGCCGCAAAGTCATTGAAGCTAGCTGACATACTAACTGTGCCGCTTTCGCTGATTGTAGCTGACAGATAAGCTACCTGTTTAAGTGCCCCGTCTGAGTTTTGAACGGATAATGTTCCGTTCTTCTGAATTGATGAGTTGATGTCTAACATTGTGTTTTACCTCCTAATTCGCATTAAAAAGGACACCCGAAGATGTCCTTAATTGCTTAATTGCTTTTCCAATTTTTTAATACGCATATTCTGCGATTGTACAGTCGCAACTATATCCGCTATTAATTCATCATAGCGTAATGCGTATCTTGCTGTTAGCTCTTTAGTTGTATTTCCGTTTTCGTCTGAGACTTGTGTTTCGTAGTTATCATTATTAATCTTTTTATCGATAAATAATCCCCAGTCATCTTTCATAGTTTCTTTAACCTGCTGTGCAATAAATCCGTGATGGTAGCGATTAGAAGTACCGTTAATCATTTTAAATTCGCAAGGTTTTAAATTGTAGATGAATTCAGAAGACTCTTCTGAATTCAATAAATGAACATCTTTTTTTACGTTCTCGTCTGAATCAGAAGCGATTGTTCCATAAATTGACCCGAAACATCGCAAATCATATCCTATGTATGTACTTCCATATACTGACAGTTCACAGTTCTCGTAGTGTCTGTCCTCTGTATTTGTAATTCTGACATTTTGTGTGTCTTTTCCTGAATTTGGATTATAGCAATATACTGTAAGTGTCGTTGGTTTTTTAATATTGTCTTGGTAACCGCCATTCATCGAAATATTGGGCGAAAAAAACTCTAATGATTTGTTTAAATCGTCGTTTATTCTTATAATGAATTCGTATTCCGTATTTTCTGTTTTATTCTTAGTGCAATTTATTCCGACAACATCTCCATAATCTGCATTGAGCACTAAAGCTCTTCTTACTTCATTATTGCTAGTATAGTATCTTGTTGTAGTTATCGAACCTACATAATTTTCGTAATCGTCGACCCAAGAATAGAATTTAATGTAATTTTGGTCTATCGACATTCCTTTAATTCCATTATTTTGATATGTCGACAATATACCATTATCAATTGAGAAATTGCCAATTTGACCTTTAGAAGCATACATATATCCATCCGCACGAACGTACCAATTACCATAATATGCCCCATCTCTTTCTTCTTGGCAAGAGAATGTCCAAGCTTCGGAATTAGCGGGTGCCTGTATATAAGTTCTATATTTGCCGTAATCTTTATAGATAGAAGACTTGCTGATGTCCCAGCCTCCAATCGTGCCAGACGAAAAATAGCCGCTTCCTGTAATTTGTGCGTTAGTTGCATATAGTTTACCAGTTTGACTTATATAAAAATTAGGACTTTTGCTGTATCCCTCATCTTCAGTTCCGTGAAAAACCGAAAAAACATATGGTGTAATATCACCAGGTATTTGTAATGCAATTCTGAATAAGTCATTATTCTGCTTAAATATTGTACTTATTGAATCTTTAGACACTTTCCAGCCGCCAACGTTTCCGCCGTTGGCAATCAGATTGCTACAAGTTATAGTTCCGTCTGCTGTAATGCTGGCGTTCGTGCTGTTTAATGTAAACCTGTTGCCACTTAAATTAAGCCCACCCCTTGCAGTAATATTTATTGTATCTGCAATAGCTTCGATAGCACTCTTAAGCTCGCCTGTTTTAGGGTCTTTTTTGATATATAAATCAAGGCTTGTTTTAGTTGCATAACTTTCTAAATCGCTTGACTTAGCGTAAGTTCCACTAAGTGCCAAACTAATACTTGAACCATTATCATTAATTTCCTGCGTAATTTTGTTAATCATAGTAGTTGTTGTACTATAATTATCTGTCAGATTTTTCTTTGTCTGTGTTAATTCTGTTGATATGCTCTTAAGATTAATCTTAAGACTAGCGTTCTGATTAAGCATATAGGCTAATTGTGTGTTAGATACCTCTTTCCAACCCCAATTACCTTTACCATCTTTAGCCCAACGCCAAGTTTTATGAGCTGTTTCGTTGTATGCTATTGCCCCGTGATATTTTGCGTATTCATCATTGCTATAAGTCCAAGTAAGATTATCGCTTGGAAATAAATCATCTGACGGATAAATAGGTATGAACCAATCAATAGCTGGGTAATTATCTTTGTTAGGTGTTTCTGTAACTGTATACACCATAAAATTATCGTTCGTTTGTTGGTATAAGTCGGATAACGTGATTTCGTAACTATCTAGTTTCTGATTAACAGTAGAAAACTTAGTCTTAATGCTTTCGTTGTCAACATTTTCAGTCCACCACAACTTGTTAGTGATAAAATCACTAGCAACTTTCATCATACCGCCCCATTGAGTATAATCTTTGCCAGCACCACTTGTTATAGCTTGCATAATGACATTAAGTGTCTGCCCCTCGTTGTCCAGATAAATTTTATTGCTCTTAAGTGTATGGGTGTTATCGTTATTGATAACACTAAATAGTGTTTCAATATCCAGCTTGCTTGCATTGATATTAGCATTATCTTGAACAACATCATCACGAACAACTTTCCTCGTAACACCTTTTTCAGTAAGTCCTAAGGCATCAAACATAAGATTGCCAGCTTTATCCCAGACATACATATTGTAGTCCGAATTAGCGTCTTTACCTATTTGAACTCTTGCAACCTTGTTATCATCTTTTATCTGTATCGTATTGTCAGCTATATCAAGATTTCCGCTTTCGCTTAGAATTTCAACAAGGTTTGTATAAATCTTCCCACTTGTAATCTTATCTGCGGCTATACTATCAATCATAGCAGATTTTATCTGTGCATTGCCAATAACACTTACAACTGCATTAGCGAATTCTGTTGTTAAACTTTTACCTGTCGCAGAACCAAACATTAAAGTCTTAATGTCTGCTACGTCTGCGTTTAATACACCTATCTGTGCATAATCTGCTTGCAACTTAGCGATATTAGCTTCATTAATCGTAGCTTTATTTGCCGTCAAATTAACAATATTTGCTGTAATAGTTTCAATCTTATTAGCCTTTAATTGGTCGATATACGCTTGATGTGCTTTTAAACTCTCAATATTAGCACTAGTTATATCAGCATTTTCGATAACTGCCTTGTTGATTAAGACTAAATCAGCGTAGTATCGTTCCATTTGCTTTGTTATCGGACCGCTAGCAATATTACTGTTTTCTGTGTCAGATTGTCCGATAGATGTAACTGTGTCCATTAAGCCGCCATCACATTCGTGTGTTATCTGCATTATAGGCACTTTGTAATCAACGCCGCCCTTATTAACAGTTATAATGTCGCCTACTTCAAGCCGCCAGTCACCGACAAACTTAACTGTAAGCGGTCTAAACTGAAAGCCGCCTATCTTTTTATAAATCTCATTTAAGTTAGCTTGTGTCATAAATGGATTAGCAAAGCTAAGTCCAGTTGTACCACTGCCGCTAGTGATTGTGCTAGTTTCCTTATCACCAGACTTTGTATTGTTACAAGTCAGCTTTCTTATCGTAAAATCTTTGCTAGTGGTAAAAGTAACCCCTTGCTGATAGTATTGATGTCCGTCAAGCACATAATCGCTATCTTTGTACCACTTTATTTCAAGGTTTCCGTCAGAATTAATAGCCGCATTTCCACCTTGTAGCATAGCCATATAACCTATCATTTCACGCATTGTATAGCCTTGCGGCTTATCTATGATTGTATGTGTGTTTGTTATGCTAGTCGCTAACTGTATGCCTAACTTTGTACAGATTTCCTCTAAAATAGCCTTATCCGTACTAGGATAAGTCAAAGCTGAAAAATAACCTTTTTCAGCTTTGTACATCTTGTCATAAGCTGTGTACTTAGTGTATTCGCCGTTACTTTCTTCTTTAGTTACAGTAAATATGCCTATCTGTACATACTCAATGCCGCTATCGCCCTTAACACCCTCAAAAATGGTTATATCCTTATTTTCAAGCGTGATTTCTGGATTATAAATAGAAAAGGTAACACTACTACTGCAAGTGTTACCTATGGAAATGCTATTGTTCGGATTGATTATGTTGCTGTACTTAAACTCATTAAGTGTCTGATTGTATTCTTTTCCGTCAACTAAATATTTGCTGTAATATCTTGCATACAGCAAATTGAAATCCGCACCCCAATTAATATTTTTCATTAGGTTGCTCCTTTCTGCTGATTAATTGTTAATCATAAAGCTAAGTGCGATAATCTTAGCTGGCTCAATGGCTTCGCAACTATCAAATGCACTTATATCAACTTTTGTGTATTCAGATACTTCTATTTCCTGTTCTCCTAGTTCTTCAAGTTCTGATTTTATCTTATCGTTGTTATCTTTATTTTCCTCGCGTATCTTTTCTATCGTTTCTACTACCGCTTTAAAGTGTGGCTCTAATGCCTTAATATTAGACATAATGGCAACTGCTAATCTGCCACCCATTTTAAGCTGTGCTACACTTGCAAGTGCTTCATAATGTGCTAAAACTTCATTTCCTGTTATTTTCATAGTTAATCTCCTTATTTCTGAATTAAACTTAATTTTGCCCCGACTATTAATCCGTCCTCATTTTTTGCTCTCGTGAGATACGGATATGTCACATCTCCTGTGTATATTGTCATTTCCTTTTGTGTACCGCCTAAGAATAGGACTTGTGCTGTCGGGAATGGGTTATTTTCATCACTAATCACATTATCAAGTAACAATGCCTGTTCGCCTGTAAGTGGCGGTAATTGCAGTTCTACTTTGTCTTTAATAGCCACGATTGTGCCTACCATTTCTCCATAATCGTTTCTTCCTGTGTTCTTAGACCATATCTTATTTCTGCTGTATGTGTAGCCGTTATATGCTACTGGGAATGTTACTCCCTCGATAATTACAGCGCTTATCATTCAATCGCCTCTTTTCTATATATTTACTTCAATAAGCCCAGACAGACTTAACCATATGGAAGACGGAATTAAGAATAATAACGATATGATAAGCAAGCTAAACAGCAATTCTTATAATTTATTTAAAGTAATCAAGGTTAGTTACGATAATGCAGTAATTGAAGCTAACAAGCCGTTCCTAATAGAAAAGGAATTCACGCTACCTACCGGCTATAAAGCAATAGGTATATGTGGGCAACACTTAGGAAGAAATGCTGGTATTACTTACACAATGGTTGGTATATCAGATGGACATATATGCCAAGTTGGTGGGTGGGCAGGTAGTAACACATACTTTAATGGCTATGTGGAAATTTTATTGTGTACAGCTTTATAATTTATTTTTTTCTGATTACCCTAAAGTTTAATAATTAAAAATTGGTAAATAGTTAATTCAGATAAGTACGCAACTGTCTTGTACATATTCAATCGCATTTGTTGAACTTGGTGCATATGCACTTAGAGTTCCATTTATATATGCAAATTTTATTATTTTTCCGCTAGTATTAGCGGCTAAGTGTCCATAACCTTTGTAATTTATATTGCTTATTTCACCAATTGTGGTCCATTCTTTTGGAAATGCTTGAGTTAATCTGCCGCTGGAATGCAGGTAACATATGCCCAATTTGTGGTATATGATTAATTCAAGACCTAGGTAATTAAATATTCCCTCAATGTCACTATTAGCTATATTGCTGTTTAGTTCACTTATCATATCATTATTACTCTTAATTCCGTCTTCGATATGATTAAGTCTGTCTGGACTTAATGGAGTACCGCCACTAGTGCCAGCTTTCCACACTTGCTTTACATATTGAATAAAATTCATAGTAAATTCCTCTCTTTCTAAGCACACAAAAAGGACACCTCACAATTAAGTGAAATGTCCTTGTCATTTTGCTATTTATTTGTTATTATTGGTATGAGTTAATTTACATTCACTCATACGTGCTAATCAGAACAGGTCTACCCAACTTGTTCTGATTTTTTTATTCTAGTAGAGCCAAGATTTCGGCGCTACTGATTTAATGTCTTCCCCACTTGTGGAGAAAAGTGTTGCAACTTCCTGCAACAGCTTCCCAACTTCTTGGGAATACTTTCATACACGCTTGTGTGTATGCTATGCTGCTATCAGTTTCCTTGCTGGGTTAGTTATAAACTCTTTTATTCTTCGGTCAGAATGATAGTTAAACCCAAACTATTGTTCTGGCTATTTACTTTTTTATTCTTAAAGTTCTATTAACTAACACTTTCCATGTATTGTAATCATCAATAAACTTATAAATATCCTTATGCTGATTTAAAAAGGCGTATACTGCAAAATAATTAAATCCTCTAATATATTCTGGTGGTGGATTATCTTTCGTTTTTCCATAATCACATATTGCAAAAAAATCTCCATAATTTCTAACAGTAGTGTCGAAAACATCTTGCTGTTTCACCATTTTTCCTGCGCAACTATTGTAATAATTAATTAGCTTGTCTGCTGTTTCTTTTTTAATCGCTGGGTAATCATATTTTTCATTGTACTTCAATATTTCCGTCATTGAAATGTACGTTGCATGGAATTCAGACCAAAGCCTTATATAATCATTTTCGGTCAATTCTCTTTTGTTCTTTATCCCGAATTTTTCTCCAATAATAGTAAAGTCATCAATATGAGTTAATTCATGATGTGTTGTTGATATCATATTTACTAAATCATTGTCATACTTAATGTATACTTCAAATTGATTATTAATCGTTGGGTACACTAGCCCAAATTCTTTCCCACTAAGTATTTTAGCATAGTCACTGTCAATTTTATTAATAGCCTCATATATATTATCAACAATTAATATTGATTTATTCCAATCTTGAATATCACTTTGTATATTACGTTCTTGTGCCGTTATAAGTGTATAAGCTTTAATTTCTGCTTTGCTTATCTCCATATTACTTTTCCCTTTCCTTTTTATTTCCAAAATAGCAACATGCCATTGTTCCACTAACGTATATCACTATAACGAATCCAAGGGATAAATCTTCTCTCCGAAACCATTCAGACATATTATAAAGCTCTTCATTTATAAAGTTTCGTGTTGATACTTCCGCGCTTGTTTCTGTACCTTTTTCATTTTTCTCTGTGCAAAACTCCAAATAATCTTGAATTTTACCGCCTGTTCTTCTGCCACTATCCTGTAGATACCATATAAAAGTCGCAGATAATAACACCCAAATAATTAAGCATATCGCTTTCCTTTTCATTGTGATACACCCCCTTGCTATCCTAATGGTTAGAGTGTATCACAACATTGTATTAAATTCAATTATATGTTATATGCAGGCAACCCAGTCATTGCTGTGTACATATCTGCTTGCTTTTGTGTAACTCTGAATATCTCTTGTCCGTCAATTTCTATTGTTCTTCCATTTTCAACAGCGTATATTAGTTGCCTTAATAACATATTAGTTTCTGTTGTAGCGCTATTATCCATATTAATCTGTGGCATTGTAGGTATGCTAGTATTTGCATTAAATTTACTTGCTTTTGTGCTTTGAATAATATCGCTAGTAAAGTCGCCTAAAGAAACCTCAACAGGTTTGTAATTAAGCTCCATACCTTGTTTGAAGCCCTCTATCGTGTATTCACCTATCTGTTTCATAACTCTTGATGGACTATGAATGTCTAAGGCATCTCTTATTGTATCAGATACGTTATCTGCGATGTATCTAGCTTCGCTGAAAATACTGTTTTCCATACTTTCTAAGCCATCATAGAGACCTCTGCCTGCATAATGGCCTATATCCCATAATGAATCATATATGCCATCAAAGCCGGATTTAACATTGTTAACGTAATCATCAATCGTACTATACGTGCTACCTAAATTGTCAGATAAACCATTGTTAAAGCCCTCAACAACCCATCTTCCGTATTCTTCCGCACGCCTTGATGGTGAACCAAAATTCATTGCACTATCGTGAATATTTCTATCTAATTCATCCATCCAATCTCTTACAGCATTGTTGCTTCTATCAACATTATCAACAATTCCGTTAACAAAGCCATCTACTGTATTTCTTCCATAGCCCTCTACGTCTACTGCTTCTCCTGCTTCATTTAAAGCAGAATCAAGCATTTCTTGCCAATCTTCCTTAAGTTTAGGCTTTGTGTTGTTAACACCAACATTGGAATAAACTCTAATACTATCAAATAGTGATGTTGTGAGCTTGTCTGCCGCTTCATCAGCGTACACGCTTCCGTCTATTCCTAACTGATTAAAGCCATCTTTAACAGAATCAAGTGCTGGGTCTAATGTGCTTTTACGCCATTTCTCAATAACGCTTTTAATATAGTTTTCTTTTGTTGTGAATATTTTAGCTATTGGGTTTAGGTTTTCATAGTCTTTTGTTGCTTCTTCAACTACTGATGGAAGTTGATTGAGTAAGTTATACTGTACTTGATTAGCATATTGCATATATGCCGCGTCTATTCTTTCTGTGCCTTGTTGTACTTGCGTATCACTAGCACCATATAAACTTGACCAATCAAATTGACTTGCATCTATTCCTAAAGCAGTAAGTCTATCTCTCATATCCGTTATAGCTTGTGACGATTCCGTTCCCAATGTAGATAAGTTATCTTTTCCGTTTTGTGCCGCTGTTACAACTTCATTTACAGCCTCACTAAATCTTTGAACATCAAGTCCGGATTCTGTCATATACTGTGATATATCTAATGCGCCGCCAAATCCTTGAATAGCAAGTGTCGCATTATCAACCGACTTGTCACTATTAATAGAAGATATTTTATCTATTAAAGGCGTAGCCGCATTTAAGAACTCTTCTTCTGATATTTTTCCATCATTAAACTGCTGTATAAGTGTTTCTAGATCTGAACTCATACTTGTAAACGATTCATTTCCTTTGTCGCGTAAACTTGCTAATTGTGCCACATACTCTGGAATTGCAACGCCTTGCGCTTCAAGAATATCTTTCCAAGCGCCTACAACATTACCAACGATAACATCATATTCATCATTGAATACATTTTTAGATTCACTTAATAAGTTTTGGAATTGTTCTATAATTTCCGGCATTTTTTCATTAGTTGTGTATGCTCCATCTTCAACCGCTGTTTTTAAAAGATTTACATTATTTGTTGTTTCTTCAAGATTTTCTTTTGCTTCTGATATATTTTTTAGTTTGTCTGTGGTTTCAGTTATACCATCTGTTATTTTTCCAAAAGAGTCTTTGGCTACATCGCCTAATTCTTTCATTGTAACAGTTCCAGTATTTTGCAATGCTGTAAACATGCTATTAAATTCTGCTTCTTTTACAGCTTGTGAGATACCCACTATTGACGATATTAAGCCCATAGCACCTACTATTAATGCTGTGAATGGGTTTGATAAGCCTATAAGTTTTAATGCCGCTGTTGCCACACCTACGCCACCTGCTATTTTAGCAATAGAAGCTACAAGGTTGTCGCTCCCTACCGTCAGTTCATAAAAGCCGCTCTTAACAAGTGAAAACTCTGCAAATACACCTATAACGCCTATTGCACCTTTCTGCAATACTGACATTTTACCTCTAATAGTTTCAATCCCCTCATTAAACGTAGCAAAAAAGCCATTGTCATTCAAAGATGTTTTAAGGGCATTAAAGGTTTTATTAACATCAGTTACAGTTTTAGCTGCCTTTGGGTACATAAATGTTAGTGCCGAAGCCGCCGCCTTATTTCCATTAAGTGCGCCTGTTGCCGCCGCTACTGTTGTTGCAAATTTATCAAGTGTCTTGTACGTTTTTACTATACTAGCTACAACTGCCGAACCACCTATCGCCTTAAGCACTTTAGGAACTGCCACAAGCGATATAAGAAGTGTTTCTATAGGTGCTTTAGACAGCATACCCAAGTACAACTCAATAGCCGCTTTTAAGCCTTGCACAAGCACTTTAGCCGCCGATTTAAATACCTTAGTCCAATTAATGCCTGCAAGGAAATCTCCCATTTTCTGACCGATTTTAAACCAAGGAACATCATCTATAGCCTTTGCAAACCAATTAAAAATTCCTGCCACAAGGTTAGATGTATCTTGCCCTGCCTTAAAGAAATCACCAACCGCAAAATCTTTAAAAATCTGTTTAACAGGCTCAAGTGCCTTATCAATCCTATCAGCCCACGCAATAGCCGAATTTTCCATATTGGCAAATGCTTTATTCCAAGCCGCTTCATAATCAGCCGCCGCCTTAGTAATATCATCTGTTAAGTCAATACTGCTACCGCCGCCACCGCTTGAACCCTTGCTTGAGCTTGTATCGTCTTGTAATTTATTTATTTCGTCAAATCCCATAAGGGATAGCGTAGCTTTCTTTGCTGAATCCGCTACATTTTGGTATCCGTCCGAAATGTCTTCCAGTCCGTCAGAAGTATCTTTGTAACCGTTTTGTCCGAAGCTCTCAAAGTCAATCTTAACACCCATAAGGCTTGCAAGGTTTACTAGAAGTCGCTTGATTGCAATAGTAACGCCGTTTACAACTGGCATAACCTTTGAAAGAATTGGGATAAACAGCTGTCCTGCCACCATTCCAACTTCTTTCATATTGTTGCTGAACTGGCGTAACATATTTGATGGGCTGTTAATCGTATTGGCTAAATCGCCCCAAGATACTTTACTTTGGTCTAATATTGCCAACACTCTTAATTGCTGTTTTTCCATCTGTGTCATTTCTGATACAGACTTAGAAATGCCTAAATTATAAGCGTATGTTGCCAATGTAGCATTGGTAATATCAATACCATACTTGTACAATGCCCTTGATTGACCGATTAAGCCGCTCTGTAAGTTCTGTGCAACTGTTGAATAGTCCACATTAAAAAGCGAGCTTATATCGCCTGCAAGCATTGCCATTGACTTTGTTATTGCTGTTGTCGCTTCGCCTGTCTGTCCTAATGAGTTAGTGACAGAAGCTAACTGTGAAGCGTACTGCGTTATCTCTTGTATATTAAGTCCTAAGTTTTTTGCTTCGCTTTCTTCAAGCAAGCCGCCTTGAACATTAACTTTTAATCCAGATAACTTTCCAAGAGTATCATTTACTCTATTCTGAAAGCTTTCTGCGTATGCCGTAGCATTATCATATCCGTACTTTTCATAATCCTTATCCCATTCTGAACCGATTTTACCAAATGCTACCGCTTGATAGTTAAACGCTTCAATGTAATCTGTTGTTGATTTTATAGCTTCTATAAGTTTCTTACTGCCACGAATTACCATAAAATAAGTGGCATAAAACTTGCCTATTGCACTTGCTAAGTTCCAACTGCTTTTAGTTGCTGTTCTAGCACTTGTAGAAACGCCGTATAGCGACTTTTGAAGTGAGTTTGAAGAAGTACCCACCTTGCTACCTTGACTAGCAAGATTAGCCAATGCGTTAGTCATAGCAATAACATTACTACTTACATTAGGTGCTCTTGATAATGTGGTCATTAAACCATTCAGCGCATTACCCAGTTTAGGGATATTCACTGTGGCATTTTCAATACTCTTACTGCCTAGCTTACCTAATGATTTTGCAAATTCTGTAACCTGTGTTGCGTTCTGTGGTATGGCTGATATGCTTGCAACTGCTTTTGTAACAGCTTCAAGTGATGTAGCTGTATTAGCAAGTGCAGCTGAATCAACAGAGCTTATCTTTGCGATATTCTTAGCAAGCCTTGTGAAATCAGTTGTTTTTACATTCATATTCTGCATAGCAGAACCTAACTGACTAACACCACTCGCAAGGCTGTTTAGTGATGAACCATTCACAGTCGCAAGTGATGTAGATAGCCTTGTAAGCTGATTTATCAGTTTATCAACAGAATTAATAGCTTTAGTGGCAGTGCCGGTAATTTTAACTTCTAAACTGTCTAATTCCACGATTTATACCTCCTTTTATAGGATTGTTGGCGGTAGTCCTCTCTTTTCAGTCTGTGCCGCCCATTTTTGCTCATTGAGCAACATCAACTGTAACTCCTTATCGTATGTATCTTCTTCACTTTCTTCTGTTTTTTCTGATAAAACAGCTTGTTTAGGATATTCAATGTGTACATCTTTATTAAATGCCGCACCTATTCCGCAAGAAATAGCTGGAATTGCATAAACTAAAAACCAGTTATACATTTCTGAGTCGCGATTTTGTCTATCAATTTTTTTGCCTTTTGCATATAGTAATAATTTTGTAGGTGTCATTTTTAAAAAGTCCGAATAACTAACGCCTAGTGAACTAGCTAAGACAAAGTATTCTTCCCAGATTATTTTGTGGAAGTCTGCTTTTTCTTGTGGTCCTGTGGAACTACTGTCGGTTTCTTCTGTTCCTGTGTCGCTTCTTCCACGTTGTTCGCCATTTCCTCTAACATCGCTGTTATTCCGCTCAACTCGAAAAAACCATCATCTTCCATCGCTTTCTTGATTTCCTCGAATAATGCTCTGTATCCGTAACTCTTATCTGTCTTTCTCTTCTCTGTAATATATGCTCTAGTGAGTTCCTTTGCTTCATCCATTGTTACAGGATTGTTGTCAATACAACCTGCATAAATGGCTGTGACGCAAATTTCCGATACTTTTGATACAGCTTCGGCAAGAGCATCAAACGCAAGTTTTGCTGCTTCACTTTCACTCTTTGCTGTTTCGGCGGAAATCGTAGACAAACAAGAAGAGGTTATATATTCAAACATCTTCTGTACTATTTCTTTGCACTCTGCCGCACCAAAAGAGAACTCAACTTTGTATTCTTTTCCGTTTACATTAATATTCATCATAATTTTTACCCTTTCCCACCCTATCACCATATAGGGAAAGGTGCGGATTTTACACCGCACCTACCTTTTAAATTGATTATTCTGTTACATCATCAAGATATGATGTGTAGTCGGCTGTTTTGGCGTTTGTGCCACCAATCGACACAGCCTTTGATTTAGTCGATTGGCTTATTATTCCCCCACCTTTGTTACTGTGAATGTGCCACCAGCACCCTCGACAACTTGAAGCTTGTCTGTGCATTCGATAGGTGAAGTATTAGGAACTGCTGTTACTGTCATTTCAAGTACCGAATCAGTACCAGAAACATCATTAGGCGTTGCTGTTACCTGCCCCACAAATGCGTACTTAGCAACCGCACCTAATCCGTCAGAACCATATAACTGAATAATATCTAACTGCTTACCCTCTGCTTTGATTAAGTCCTGCAAATAAGCCTTTTCAAGGTTTCCTGTGTAAGTCTTAGCGTCAGATGTTTTGATACCCATTAAGAATGTCTGTGAATCATCTTCAAATGTTGTACTTTCAACTGTGTTAGGTGCTGATACTGGTGCTGAAATCGACTTAGCCGCAACCATTAACTTGTATGAGCCTGCAAAACCATCTTCGCTATGCTCCTTGTAGATAACCCTAGCTTTATAACTTGTACTTGCCATTGCTTTGTCTACCTCCTAAAAATTCGCAAAAAAATAAGAGCATTTCTGCTCTTTGTTACATTAATCTGTCATTTGCCGCTATCATTCGTCTGAATCTAGCGGTGCTCTTATGTACTTTATTGCTGATTGAGAACTCTGGCATTGCATTGCCTTGAAATCTCATTGTCTTAAATACATCTGTAATCGTTGCCATAACTTTGCGGCAATCAGACTTATTTGTGTTAGTTGTAACATCTACTTGGAATGTTGCTAACAATGCGTTAATTGCCTGTCCGTCAAGCGTTTGTCCTTGCTCTACCGCTGACAACAGATGTATGTATACTGTTGGGAATACTGCTTGACCGCTGTTTTCCCCCTCATTTGTTATAACTATCTTGGGGTACGCTTTCTTTAATTGTGTTAGGGTTTTAGCCTTGACAAGTGCTGTGACTGTATTCTCGAGGTCTATCGCCCAATCGTTTACATTCGCCATTAACTAAACACCTCTCTTGCTATCTGCTTATACTGATTAATAATTTCCATTGTGGCGTTATACATAGGCATTGTAGCTTTAACGCCGTGTGTGTAGTGCCATTGATTATCATTACCTAAGTAGTACCAGCCATCTTCAAATGCGTGTATCTGCCCTGGGTATGTTCCTACGCCCAAGCTAAAATCATTAGCTTTTGGGTTCTCGTTGCCGCCGTTGTAATAAATACCAGCACCAAATTCAATCGCTAATAGCGTGTAAAATGGCTCTCTATCTTCTACTTCAATAGTTTTGCCAGTTGCGATTAAAATAGCTTGGTATCCGTCTTGAATAGGCTTTCTGTCAACTCTCAATGTTACTGTCCTACCTAATGGACTTTCGTTGATACTCATAATTGCCGCTTTGTCGCCTAATTCTGCTAATCGTTCAACAAGCAATTCACATTTGTACTGTAATGTTTGCTTATATAGCTGTAGCTGTCTTATTGCCCCTTGTATTGAGCTTTCCGATAAAGATACATTAATTGTATGTTTAGCCATAGTCACCTACTTTACAACTGCTTTAAGCATATACTTAGTTGAGCACAATGCTGGTTTCGTACCTACAATCGTGAAGTCCGCTGATGTTTCATCAACGAGGCTATCATCTGTGTATGTAGGCTTGCTATCAAGCCAGATAAGGTCGCCTTTTTGAATAGGTAATGTATTCCTATCTGTCAGTAAAATAGCGTCAAAATCAGCGGTATCAAAGCCGTATTCTTTACTCTGCGCTTCTCCACCACTGAACGATATGTTAGCTTTGAAATCAACCGGCTCTGAAAAACCTGTTTTCTCTTCAAGGACTTTGGGTATCTTATTTCCCTCATCATCAAGATAAGGAATAAAATTACCTTCTGTGTCGGTATATCCCTCATAAAGGATATTGCCCTCATCATCTCTTTCATAGATGGTGACAGTTTGTCCTTGAAGCGAATACTTCATAGCCTGCTTATTAATGTCAAGCATTGTTCTTTACCTGCTTATAAATCTGATTTACGCCAGTACTTGACAATCCAGACACAATTCCTACTGCGATTGCATTAAGAATGTCATTTGCCGGAAAATCCGGTATTACATACATACCTATAACGCCTAAGATACCACCTGCAACGCCTACAATTATAGGAATGTAATTATCCTTAATGTGTGGAATTGCCTTAGCTCCTAAGCCTATCAGATATGTTATTACAACGATTGCAACTACTGTTGATACTGATGTTATATCCATTCTGCTATACCTCCTTGTCATCATTAAGTCTTGTCTCTATGCCATCAATTCTGTGATGTGCTGACTTAACACTTTCTTCAACTTTAACTATCCTACTATCGTGAGAATTAAGTTCTTTACGCATTTCTGTGACTTCGTTCTTAATCTCCGTTGTATTGTTGGATATTGCGTCAAGTTTCATATTTATTCGCGTGTTCTCTTTCACACGTTCTTCAAGTTCTACTCTGTCACTTCGTTTATCATTCTTAGAGTTGAATGATAAACTGAAAAATCCGAAAAAGACGGAAAAAGCAACTGAAATTATGCTTATAATTACTGCTATTGGCATTGATATACCGCCTTTCATAATTAATTAATAGGCACACAGCCCACCACCCTTAATGTGTGCCGCCTGCTAACATATTGCTGACATCAGCAAAATGCTAACGCACAGTCTTCTATAACACTTTAGCAAATGGAAATACCCCAACAAATAAGCTATCTCTGTCTCTCCAAGTTCTGTTTATGCCATTCTCATTGTAACTTGACATAAATGCTTCGCCTGCCTGTGAATGGTCGTAGACAGCCAGATTAACAATAACACTCTCAAATTTCTTCAAGTCCTCGGTTATCATTTTATCCGTGTAGCTGTCGGGATAGTTTCTTCTTGCTTTTACATCTTCTGTAGCTTGCTTAATGAGCTGTTCGATTATCGGATTATCTTCTTTGTTATCGAACACTACCACATCAGATGTTGTTTCATCATCATTTGTGACTGTATCAATATGAAATTGTTTAAGTCTGATTTTAACTTGCTCTAATGTGGTGTATTCCATAACTATCTCCTATAATCCTAATTTCTCAATTAACAGCTTCTTTAATTCTGCGCCTGTGAGTTCTTCTGCATTGTCTATGCCTTGTTCTGTGGCAAATGCCTGTAAATCAGATGTAGACATACGATTTATGGTTGTTTTACTATAGTCAAAAGAAACACCAGAATTATTGTTTTCTGGAACTTCTTCACCTGCGTTATACCATTTACCATTGTGAACTACTATATATGGATATTTCATAGTTGCACCTCCTACTCTTCGCTATGAACCTCATATACGAATGTGCTATCCATATTCTCATATGACGGAAGAACAACCTCGGATGCAAATGTTGACATCTTCATAGGTGGTCCATACTCTGTCTTTGTAGCGACTGTGATACCTGTGCCGTATACTGTTACATCTACATCAGCCACCTGTCTTGCTGTTCTTTCTTCTGGCGTAGTTCCGAACCAAGTATTGCCAAGACTACCTTCTGGAAGAAGTGTAACCTTGTTATCTGGGTAGAAGTACTGTTCCTTGCCATCATCATCAATGTACATCTTATCGTAAAGCACGATAGTGAGCTTTGTTCTTTTCTGCACTACTGAAATAACAGTATCATCATCAACCTCAATAGTTGCTGTAAGGTTCTGTGCAAGTATTGAGTTTCTTATCTGTGCATTATCAAGCAAGTACTGGAAAGTATTGCTGTTCATCAGCACATATCTAGCAATCTTGCCCTGCTTCTGTAACTTCTTTCTCGCATTATTAAGGTCTGTGAGTGGCTTTGAATTAGCCGTGTCACTCCACATACTTGTTCCGGTTAACTTTGCGTAATGGTCTTTTGCGTATGAGCCGTCTTTGTCATAATCATAGGCATACTGAACGCCATCACTCACGATAGCAATTACTGGATGTCCTGCGTTTGTCGCAAGAAGTGACATTCTCATTCGCTCTGGTACAACTTCTGCACCACTTACAAGATTATTTGTATCGTCATACACGCTTGATAAAGCACTAGCAAGATATGGGTCGTCCGCAGACTGAATACGCTCGATTTCAAGCATTTCCTCTTCGCCAACTGTCATTCCCTCGCGGAAAAATGCCATCTGTGTTTTTTCCTTGCTTAATCCCTCTCTAGCTCTAAGCGTTGGGATTGTATCAAAGTTAGATGGTGCAAGTGATACTGGAAGTCCTTTGTGTGTCTTAATCCAGCTTAAATCAAGCCCCTGCTTCTTTCTTTCTGGAAACCACTGTAAGCCAAGATAAGGTATCTGATTACTAGCGTTTTCTGTTGCTGATAATGCAATAGACTTACTGTCTAATACTTCATTAATTAACATCTGTTTACCTCCTGTTATTATTCAAATACAATCATTGGAAGAGCTGTCTTAACTGCCTCTTCATATGTAACGCCTGAGTGTGCTTCTGCCACCTTTGTATTAAGGTATGCTTTTTTAAGCAATACCCCCTGTGGTCTGTCCTCTGTTACATCGAACCTTAAAATGCCTACTACTGTGGCTGTATTGTCAGCCTTGCCATCTGCTCCGATTGGAGTACCTGCTTTGACAATCTTCTTGCCCTGTGCGTCTTTAGTTGTTACGCCATCAAAATCAAGTGTTAATGGGATTGCTTCGTTAGGCTCTCTCTTTAAAATCTGAACATCTCCTGCATATGAAGTTTTTTCATACTGCATATTCATTTCCTTTGCCATTTCTTACCTCCTGTTATTACTGAATGTAATGTGATAAAACGTCATTGTTCTTAGGTACATTAGATATAAGGTTTTCTGCTATCTTTTCAGCATTTGTCTTATTGTCTGCACCGCCTTTATTACTGCCGCCGCCCGGAATATCCTGATGTTTTGCAATCTCCTGTTCCTTAGCCTGTGCCGCAGCGGTTTCTTTTTCGGACATAATCTTGCCAAGTTCGGTGTAATCAAGGCTTCCATCATCTTTAACAACCGTCTTTGCCTGTTCAGCAGTAATCTTAAAATTAGTCATAGCTGCTTCCCTCTGGTCTCTGATAGCGTTAGATTTCTGTAAATCTGCTATCTGCTGATTAGCTGTATCTAATGCCTTATTTGCCTTTTCAAGCTCTGTCAGATTGCCAGCCTGTATTTCATCAAGCTGTTTCTGTAAGTCGTCTGCTGTGTCAGCCTTAGCTTTGTACTGCTTTGCCTTGTTTTTCTCCGTAGCAACTTCTGAATTGTTCTGATTAAGAAGATTTGTAATCTGTTCATCTGTTGCTTCTGGGAAAAGTTTTAATACATCTTCTCTTGTCATAATTACCTCCGTTAAACACACGCTTTTGTTACCGCAGGTCGCTCCTGCTGTGTCTTCTGCTATTTACCGCATAGCTGCAAAATGTATAAAATAAAAGCAGCTACCGATTATTCGATAACTGCTTTATTTTGCTGATTATTAAGTTGATTAACTATCTCTTGCGCTTTCTTTTCTTGTTCTTCTACATCTTTAATAGTTTTGTATAGATTATCTAAATATGGCTTAGATAATACATATGTTTTTTCAGAATCGCCCCATAACCCAACTGTCTTAATTGCAACAAGTGGATGTATGCCAGCTTGTAAAAGTAAAAGCAATGTCTGTGCCTTAGTGTACATATTGTCTTGTGGGCTATGATTTATCTGTACATCAAAATCTCTAACTGACAGCTTTAAATCTTTTCCGGCAAGTCTTAGAATATTAAGAACTGCCACAGCTAATCGCTTTTCGCACGATTTAACAATAGGGTCTTTCAACTTTGCTCTTGTTTTAGAAAAGTCCCAACCATTTCTTAATTCAACTGCCCCCTGTGTATCTCCGCCGGTATTACCTTGTTTGTTAGGAATTGCCAATATTGATAATGTGTTATCCCATAAATCTTCCTTAGCAACTTGGCATTGTGTCTGATTAAGCTCCTGTGTCATAATCTCAACATCTGATTTATTATCTTTGTTGATTGACTTAACCGTAAGGGCGTGGTTCATTTTCATTTTTTCAAATGTTTCTGGGTCAACTTCACAATTAACAAACTTGACCCAATACTCAACAAACTGCTGTATGCTATCCATTCTGTTAGACTGCATATTATTAATAGCATCCAACATACCTATTACAAGCTCAATATCGGATATTCTTTCGTGATTATTAGGGAACTCAACAATAGGAATTTCGCCGTATGTATGTAGCTTTGCTTCAACTACTTTGCTGTCAATAATTCTGAATGACATAGTGTCGGAAAATGCCATCTTATACCAGTTTCCATCCTCGTCTTTAAGTTCTTGCACAACAAGCATAGGTTCTTCTGTGCTTTCATTGTAGACAGCGTAAGTATTCATTGGTGTAGGTGCTACAATTCTAAACGGCACATCACCATTTTTAGGTTGAACTGCCTTAAAGGATGTTCCTGTTGCCGATTGCCACTCTCCAGCCTTAATGTCCTTTTCTTGTTTATTGGCATCTGCCATAAAATCATTAAGCGTATCAACAGCTTTATTGATAGTTTCATCATCTTTGCGACTTATAAACTGAATCGGTTCGCCATATGTCTGTCCTACTTTGAATTGAACAATTTCATATGCGTGGTTTTCTACAATCTTATTTGTAATATCCTCGTTAGTTAGCTTATGTCTATATAATATTGGTTGGTCGCCTTTGTAATAATCCCACAGATACTTAATAACAGGCTTATTCCAGTTGAATATTCCAACTGTACTTCCAATAACCTTAACAACATTGTTAGCAGTTATTGTATCTACATTTGTGTATGCAATTTTTCTACCATAACAGCCTCTAATAAGGTCTTGAAAATACATTGTGTTCATATCTTGCTCCTAATAAAATGTCATACCGCTTGAACTTCTGCTGTCCGGTATTTCTTTAATTTGAAAATTATCATCATCATTCGGCACATACCATATCCATTTATGACAATGTTTGCAAGCTAGCTTATGTGTTCTTGGGTCTCTCTTGTCTGCCTTAGTTAAAAACTTTCGGCAGTTAGGACACATAATTGATTTGTCTTTATTTTTATAAAATTCCATATATTACCTCGCAAAATAAAAAGCACCACCACAATTAAGTGATGATGCCTTTTCTGATAAGGAGAATTATTTATGTTCGATTTTTACATTTTAATAATATAACATTTGCAATATGACATTCTATGACATCTTAATATATAATCTTCCATATTCCTTTTCGAATATCTTAAGAGCTTTTCCGTGAAGCCTGATAATCTGTCGCCACGAATAATTCATTTCTGTAGCGATAACCTCAAAAGTCTTTTTTTCTATGTATCTTGAAAATAATATATTATAGCAATCTTCATCTTCTATACTGTCTATTTGACTTATAATCAAGTTTTTCTTGTCAATATATTCATCTATCATCTTGTCAAGATTACGTTCCATTTCGTCAATTTTGGCGTATGTAGTGCCTATTTTATCTGGGTCTGATGATGATAACACTCTTTCTTCATTCTTTACTGCTGATATGCTACAAGAAAGCTCTCTAAGCTGTGCTATCTCTGTTAGCTTGTTATTTATCATACGATTAAGTCTGCTGATTTGATTAAGATAGTCCTTGGTTGTCATAATAGATTAATACCTCCTAAATGGGTTTATAGCAGCTTCAACCTTTGCTACTCTATTACTCTGTGTCATCCTCAATGCAAAGTTTGAAAATACATCTGGAACGTCATCCAACTGCTTTTTTCCAGATACTGAATACTGTTTTAGCAACGACATCATTATTCCGTATTGTTCATTAGGTTTGTAAAGCGATGAGTCTTTAAAAATAATGTGTTGCAAAATCCAGTTAGAGCATTGAAAAATCCTTGCCTCTTTGTTTGTTTCTGTAGGCGTATCTGTAATATTACATATCCAACCTACGCTCTCAACGCGCTTATTAACTTCCATTGCAACCCTATCTCCGCCGGCATTGCGCTCAAATTCGCACTCTTGCACTTTGTTATTTACAAGTACACCTGCGGCATTTCTGTATTGTTCTTCATAATCTGCTGTGTTGTCACATACGCAATCAACGCAGTAATAATCTTCTCCGTATTTTTGCAATACAGGCAGCACAAAATAATCCGTACCTTTGCCCTTTGTATCGCATTGAGCTGTGATAATTTCTGGTTCTCCGTGTGGTAGATTAAGGTATCTGCGGATTTTATCATCAGGAAATAATAATCCCTCACGTTCGATAGGCTCTTGTTTGTATAAGCACCTATAAGAAATTTCATCCATTAAAAGCTGTTGGTCTGTGAAAAATTCTTTTGTAAATCCACTATATTCATAATCAAAATTGCTCTCGCCTGTTACAGGGTCAACATCCGGCACAGCGATAGTTTTAACTCTTTTATTCCCTGCGTACATATTTTGTATTCTGCCAATAACATCGTGTACGCTCCAGCGTGTAGCAATATGTATTTCTTTGCAGTTATGTCCGTCTGTATCTTGAATTTTACGTTGTCTGGCATCTACCGCATATTTATCCCATAGCTTATCAAGTACCATAGGATTAAGTGCCTCTTCAATACCACCAATCATATCGTCTACAAGCAAAAATTTGCTTGCACGAACTTTACCAGCATTTTTACTACCGACAGATGTGCATTGTATACTAGGGAATGGTTTGTATTTACCCACATTGAACTGTTCCAGCTTTGCATTAGTGCTTGTGACTGTAAGATTAGGGAAAATTTCATTCCACGCATATTCGTCAGAATTTGTAACAATGTCATACACGCCATCGTAGTACATTCGTGTAATGTCACCCGAATGAGAGTAAAAAAGACAAAAGTCATTAGGAAACCAGCCAGCCACTAAAGCATTGAACATTTTTTCAATGGTTGTTTTTCCTGCTCCTGGTATTAATGACACACACAATATATCGTATTTATTATCAATCATACCTTGCAATGCTTCTGTTAGCCCCATTTTTATAAACTGTTTGCGGCGTGGCATATAAAATCGCTCCTTAGGTTCTCTTTTCTTTTCAAGATACCTAAAACCGCTGTCAACAACTTTGTTTTGCGCTTCAATCAGTAAAATATCGTAAAACCAATTAATCAGCTCATATTCCGTTTTATTTGCAAACGCATACTTCTCTAAATCCCATATCGTTCCACCTGTTTTAGCCGTGCAGAAGCCCTCTATAAGCTCTTTTGCCCTCTTAGTGAGCTGTAGTCCATACTTAATATCTTTCTCGCCGTTTATGGCTACACTGCAAGCGTCTACATAGGCATTAATTACCTGTTCATCAATACCTTTTCTCTGTATGTAATTTTCATATCCATTAACTGTGGAAATAAGGCTCTGACTAGCCATAAAGAAAAGCACCTCCACTTTTTAGCAGAAGTGCCTTATAGACCTCTGCCTATAATTGTTTTAGGGTAGCGACTAACTCTGATTGTTAGCCGGTAATTTTTTTATTTTAACTCATCTGCTGTAACTATATGCAAAATTCCATAATTGCCTTTATCAAAACTGTCTCTTGCGCTTTCGTGACATCTTGTGCGTAGCACATCTAATCTACTTTTAATACTGCTATTGCAAATAGCCCTAGCAACATCAGAAAATGGTTGTGGATTATCCAGCCTTGAATTAGCTTCTGCTATAGAACAATGCTTGTATTGTATTATCGCATCCATCGCCCAGTCTCTCGTGAGGTTTACACCCAAAAACCTATCCGTAACCGTATTCCATATTGCATACAGATTATCTACATCATCTTGCAATGCAACTATTAACATAATCTCACTCCTTGTCCAGTTTATCCGCATACCTTGTCATTTCAATCTGTGTTCCGTTTTCATCCCTTGTACCGACAGTTACATATCTGTTACTTCCACTTATCATATCCCCAAGTCTTATTTCCGTCTTATCGTCATCAAAGTTGTAACATTTTCGCATTTTTTCAATGCAGTTATTCATTTCAGTTATTTTCATAACCTCATTCCTTTCTCACGCTATTCGCTAATGCCTTTGTTTCCTCTAAGATTTTCATTGCTAAAGCTCTTGAAAACTCATAATTATTTTCCGGGTATCTTCCTAAGATTGATTTTGCGTACTCATTAACTGCATCAACAGAAACATCGATACCCATTACTTTTCCAGACACCTCAACACATTCCGTTCTCTTTTCATCATTTGTGCATTTGTTGTCTTTGTTGTATCGGCAGGTGGTTAAGTTGCAATCATTCATTTTTAACACACCCCATTCTGCCAGCTATATAATGACTTCTTGCATCGCAAACTGTCCTACAATCAATAACATTGCCCTTATCGAGGCAAATCTCAAGATGCTCGCATTTATCGCACTTTGTATCTTTTTCTTTATATTTTCTCGGCTTGTATTCCTTGAAATCCTTACACTCACAGTCTAAGTTTGTGTCGTTTCCTTTGTTGCAAGTATAAATGGGATATTCTTCTCCTATTTCTTCATCGAAAATATAATCTTCTTCGCTGAATTTGCATTTTGAACAATCATTCATTCTTCATAAACCTTTCAAAATCTTTTCTGCACTTAGGACATAGTTCATACTTGTGATTATGCAATCTAAATGTATGAATATTTTCAACTTCTGCCCCTATATCACCATCTTCAAATGTTGGTTCTAAACTTGAATATCGTGCAATCCAAGTGAATTTTATCTCGTTTCTTGGTTTTATCTTTATCTTTTTTTCGCACCTATCGCAAGTGTGCCATTCTTTTTGATGTTTCATTCTTCCACCAACTTTCTACCACAGATAGGGCAAAAATTAACTTTTATATATCCAAGACAACCACTATCTCCTGTGTCGATCAACAAGCCAAATCCATTTTCGTCTTTGAAAATAAAATCTCCACCAGCGTATCTTTTTTCGTAATATTCATCATTATCCATTGCTATGTTTTCGCAAAATTCACACATATCACTTCTTCCCCCATAAATTATCTGGCAATTCCTCGCCGCCATATATCTTGTTAGCGTATTTCTTAAATGTCGGTACACTACAACCTGCTACTTTTGCCGCCTTTACCTGTGAAGCCTGTCCTGATATGTACAAGTTAATTGCTTCATAGAATTTATCTTTGTTTAGTGGGTGTACACCTGCTGCCATAATAATCACTCCTTGTCTGTTTTACATCATTTTCTGTATCATAATCGCCAATATACCTGTCAGTAAACATATTATTATTGACATTCCCTCTTTAATGGCTGTTGCAATAGATATATCTTCTCTTTCAATGTATTTGATGTTGTAATAAACCCATATCAGTAACGCTATGCCTAATATTAATTTCATAAACATTGTTCCTTTACATCTCTATAAATCTATTTGCCAGCTTGCCAAGATATTCAGCATTGGCAAAATGTGTTATTGAGTAGTTGGTGCTTTCTCTATGTTTTCTGATGAAATGGTCGTTAATCATCCTCTGTAAAACCGTAATACCCTTATCGTCTGTTTCGTATATAGCGTCAGCGTCGAAATGTCCGTGTTCTGTATCTGTAATAGTTGATAAGACAAAACATACATTCTTTAATGTCTTATCTGTAAGTATTGGGTGTACTTTGTGGAAATAGATTCCATATAACTGCATATACATCTTAAATCCATCCTTAACGCAATCACATATAGCTGAATTATCTATATCGTTGCCACAGATGTTATTGAACCTATCAATCATATCTTTTTCTTTAAGCAACATTTCATCTCTTGTGACAGCTCTTGCCGTCGGTTTCTCTGAAAACGATGTATATACCTCTCCATCAATGTTAATTGATGTATTATCCTTATTAGTAATTTCTGAATTATAATCTCTGTTTATATTTTCTGTAGTAATCTCTGGTAATGGTCTGTCACTTTGTCCTTCTCGACAGGTCATTTTGTCCTGTCGGTCTGTCATATTGTCTTGTCGATTTGTCATTTTGTCCTCATCGGAATTAAATTCATCCACAAGTTCTTGTAATTTTTTAGTATCTATTGTGTACCACTTTGTTTTATCAATAGCTAATTTGTTGTAATTGGCAGATAAAACGACACCTTTATTTTCAAGCCTTGTGAATGTTCTCTGTATCGTTTTTTCACTCCAATATGGAAAATTATTAATTCTCCAATCACTGTATGAGTTGTAAACCCAATATTTACCATCAACAAGGTTCTTTTCAGCTTTTTTATTAATTTCTAGCCAATAATTTAATTGATTTAACACTATCGCTTCGTTTAAATCTCCTAAAACAAATGCTAAATCGGTGTTTACAATAAGTGTCTTTGATTTGTCAATAAATAATTCTTTAAAATTCATCTCCAATACCTCCGCTTGATATTATTTATGTATGCCCGTGATACATACTCCGCTTAATTGATAAAAACAACAAACAGGCACAGCGGAAGTGCTTTTCGGTAGCTAACCTAGTTTGTTGTAATCGGATAGATAGGACTTGAACCTATGACTTTCTTTGCACGCAAAGTGTTCTCCCGACTGAACTACTATCCGTAAAGGCGGCAGTAGTAGTGTTACCACCGCTTTCAAAATTGCTTTTGCCACTACATTGTACAATTTTATGCGGACTTTCTACCGCTTACGGCAAGGTTCATTTAGTCTGTCGTAAGTTTAGCGCCGACATCGTGAATCGAACACGAACAACATTTCTGTTGGATAGCTTAGCAAGCTACTGGAATACCTTTATCCCATATCGGCTTAAATAAAAAGACTAGCACAGAGAGATTAAACAATTCACATTTATAAATTACTTTGGGGGTCATTTATACGCTTAAAAATATTGTTTTTGAGGGGATATAAAGTGCTAGTCTTTAATGACAGTATAGGGTATGAGCCTATAACAGGTCGTCGCAAAGCTGGATGTATCATTCTACCCGTGCAGTTGGGTTGTTCAAAGAAAGTGGCTTCGCTCGCTGTCTATCCCTTATGGATAACTGCCTAATTATAAGATCATTATTACGTGTTGTATTACACGTAAAACCTCACGGACTTTCTGACGGTCCTTAACAGCTCTTGCTATGAGGTGAAAGGAGAACTTAATGTCATGGTAATTCCACCAAACCAGTAAGTTCAAAGGTGCAAGTAACGATTAAGTACTTGCGAACTACCCCTATCAGAATCGAACTGATGATGTAAGAATCAAAATCTTATGCCTTGACCGCTTGGCTAAGGGGCAATTAAGCTACTCTTTATCTTCAAAGAGTGCTGCAATATCATTTGTGCTATCAATCTGTTCTACAAAGTTATCTGTGCCGTTAGGATGTGTATCTGGATTACCATTGCAATTTTTGCAAGGCGTTTCAAACCACATTTTAAATTTATATAAGCAATTACAGCAATCTTCCTCTGGCTTAAGCATTAGACATCACCTGCCTGCCTATGATTAGCTCTGTAAGAATCAAAGCCGTCCGGATAACGTGCTATAAGCTTATCTATGTTTGTCTGCATTACATCATCAAGATTAAAGCCACAAGCTTCACAAATCATAGCAATGTACCACATTACATCGCCGCACTCTTTCTTGAGGTGTTCCAGGTCTATGCCTTTTTCGTGGAATATGCCCTTTTTAACAAGGTCTGATACTTCGCCAGCTTCGCCAGTTAAACCTAAGACACCATTAAGAAGTCCTGCTATGTCATTTATGTTGCTACACTTAGCATTGCTTTCTGTTAGAGGACTAAGTGGAAACTTACCAGTTAATTCAGCACTTAATCTATGATGAGCCTTTTTATCGTTAGTGCGCATAGCCAAAGCCTGATATTCATTGCCCTGCATTTCTAACCCCTTTTTTATATTTTAAAATTTTTTGGAAATAGCCCGATTGAGTAATCGGTATCTGATGTGCGTTTATAAAATCATTAGAATTAAATTAACTGTGTTTATTATACACCTATCTATAGGATTTGTACAGTAATTATTGACTAAATTATATAGGTTTTATTAAGGCTATATTAATAAATATATTAATTATTGTATATGGGTTAATAAGTTATTAATTATTGGGTATATAAATATATATAAATAAATGTGTATATATAGATATAATAAGCTTTTTTATTTTTGAGAATATTTGAGCGACTTAGTTGGGGCAAAACCCTGGAGACTAACAACCCCCAGCCCCTATTTATAAAATTGTGTCTGTTTAGTACTGATATTTCAAACAATTAACACAATTCACACTATATCTGCACCATAACGCCGATAAACCTTAATTTATCAGCGTTATATAAATACTTAACACTCATAAACCCAGTATTTAAGCGGTTTACAAGCTGTTTAAATTGTGTCTGAATTGTTTATAGTGTTTATATGCTGGTTATCTGTTAATTGTGTATTGTTTTGGCTCAATTGTGGGAGTTCTGATGCGGTCTTAATGACCTTTGCGGTGCTTTCTCTACTAACTCCGGGAAGATTCCACGCAAAATGTCGGTTAAGTATTGCAAGGATTCCAACAGGATTTTTATTGCCAGTTGCGAGCTTGTTTGATAGGCTCTCTTCACGAAAAAGCCGCAGTTTTTGTGCGATGTCGAAGGCTTTTGTACTTAGTTTTCTTTCATTCGCTCCCCAGTCTTGCAGTGTATCTCTATTAATTCCAGTTAATAAACTAAAACCCATTATACTACATTCTTTATCATACATAGCACATAAATAATAATATATATATAATATATACTCTAATTTATCATAATCATACATATAAAAATTACTATCCATAATACAATTGGTATTATTTTTATTAATATTCTTATTTAATTTTAATATACTTTTATCACTAAAAACATATTTATTTATATACATCAAGGCAGCGTTCCATCGGCTCTGTGGCTCCTTGGTCATATCTTCAATGTTGTGTTCTTCGCAGAACTGCGATAAATACAGCTCTATGTCATTTTGGAATACTTCGGGCGTTTCTGCTGTTTCCTGTACTTTCTCCATTCGTTCCCCTTTCTGCCGGAGCTTATCCAGCCTATTATTGATATATACTAATAACATAAAAATAACCCGGTAACAATATTAATATTATCGGGTGTAAATCTTATATATTTAATTATTAAAATAATATAGCATAAATATATTATAAAGTCAATTTTAATTTTAAGCTTGACATAATATAAAAATCTGTTTATTATGTTAAGCATAAACAGTAACAAAAATGTATTGAAATACGTTATTCTGTATTTTTAAACAACAACATTGGATGTATTGAAATATACTTTTTGTATTTCTTAAATAGTAACGCACGGCGTAGAAAAAAAGAGGGCTTTAAGCCCTCTTTTAATCCAACCACTTAGACCACTATTCTTGTATCCAAACATCTATTATCGCTATCGCAATTTATGACGAATGACGTTGAATGCTCGGCATCTATGGATGCCACATAAGTGTAATCCTCTTCTGTCATCTCCATTTCTGGGTAATAATACTCCTTAGCTTCTTCTAAACTCTCAAACTCTGCTTCTTTGTCAAAACTGTTTATCATTTTCATAATATTTCACCTTTTAACCTTTCTTATTCTTCTATTCTTTCCCAATATGCTCTTACAATTTCAATCTCTTGTTCGTCGTTAGGTTCTCCATTTAGATTACACAAAATTGTATAATTAATCAAATCAACCTGTTGATCATCTTCATCAAAAAGATAAAAATGCTCATCTATTATCTTTTCGGCTTCTGTACTGTAACAAGGGCTTTCGTCGCTCCCCTGTGCTACATATCCAGCACTTAATAAAAATGCTTTTCCATCTTCGTAGCTCATTTTCTCGAGCTTGTCAATGTTTGCGATTTTCATCCTTTTCACCTTTCAGCCTTTCGGCTGCCCCTTCTTTTAATGTACCTTGATTATATACCTATAGCGTTACATTGTCAACACTAATTTTAGTGTTATTTAAAAATATTTTATCTTTTCGTCGTCTGTTGGTACTATCTCTATTATATCGCTCGGCTGACATCTTAAAATAATACATAATGTATTTAATGTTTTTGTATTAATATCGCTTTTATTCCTTAAATTCTGCATCGTGCTCTCACTCAATATCTTCTCTCTCCTCATTCTGTTTGCGGTGTAGCCACGCTGTGCCAGCTCTTTTAATACATCTATTTTATATGTAAGCATTTCGCAAGCTCCTTTCTGTTTTGTTTTTTCTATTATATATAAAATATCCCTTTTTTGCAACACTTAAAAACAAAATCAAAAAACATTTTAAAAGGTGTTGACATACACCATATAAGATGTTATTATTAAGCTACAAAATAAATAAGGCGGTTGACATCCTACCAAGACAAGCAACCGCCACCAATCAAAAAAGAAAGGTAAGCCGATTATATCACAATCGGCGAGATGGTACAAGGTTATGACAGTTTACAGAATTAAAATCACAGGCACAGAATACAACGAAGAATATACATTCACAGAGCCAAAAGAGGGCAACATAAAAGAAGAAATTGCTGCAGCTTTGGAAGAGATGAAAAAAGGCAATATTGACAGTTTAGAAGTTAAAAAGGAGGATTAAAATGATTATAGGAACATTGATTGACGGCGCAAAATGCGTCTACGATTTACCAAGCAACATAAAGACAGCCGAGGAAATGGAGAGTCTTATATATGGCTACAATAACGGAAGAATGGCAGAAAGCCAGAGGGAAGAACTATATAACCAGCCTAAGTTATTAGGCTTAAATGGTCCTATGTGGAACGGCTGGGGAACACTTGCAAGCACGGGCGAGACGGTAGCGGTCATCCGCTATGAAAAGCCTTGTAAATATTAATTAATGAGACAGGATGCACAATGAAAGGATGGTTGATTATATGAAGATTTTACTTGAAAAATTGGAAAAGTTGGAACAGCTGGAAAAAGTTGCAGACGAAGCAGAGGTAAGATATACAGAAGAGCCAGAAAACGAAAAGCTTGAAAGTGCCTTTGATGAGGCATATAAGGCAGAATTTGACGCATATATCAGCGCTGCGAAGTATATCGAATATATGACAGGCGGCGCGGTTGATTTTATGAAAGCAAAGGAATTGATACAGACTAAACGCGCGGAGCTTTTGCAGCTCTTAGCATAATTAGCAAGGCTGGCTTTTCCGGGGTTCGATTCCCCGTCTTGCTTTTACCCGCAAGGGGAATATTAAAATGTGGAGGTATATTTATATGAAAAAAGAATTATTAAATTTTGTTAATGACGATAAGGATGAAAGCCGTTTTCGTTTGAATGCGATTTCATATTTGGAGCATTACACAAAAAATGCTTTTGGTAAGAAAATTGATAGGATTACAATCGAATTTGACCAAATCTTTGGTCATTACTGCTCAATATGTAATAATGAAATAATAAGCCGCGATTTTGAAGGCATCTTAACGGAGTGCCAAGAAAAAACAGAAGAATTTTTAAGGGATGTAAGTTATATATTATGCAGAGAGTTAAAGGCTGGGCATAATGGTTACGAACATTCAAAGTTTAAAGAGGCACATAATACAGTAAGCGCACCTTTTTGGCTAAGAGAATTGCTTGAAAAATCAGAAAATGAAAATAAATAGATGTGTCAAAAACAAAAAAGGCTACAAATGTAGCTTTTTTTGTTGTATAATAAATCAAAAAGGATAAAAAGATGAAAAATATAAATAATAATATATCTGTATCGTTTGAGTGTACAGAATTAATAAAAGAATTAAGACAAGATATTGCGGATTTTGGGGAAAATTTAATCGTAGAAGTAATTGCAACGCAACTATACGGCGCTACGATTTACAAAGACTATAATTTTATTTCTGACGATGAAAACACAAAATTTGAATTGAAACAAAATGAAAAACTTGTAAAAATGCCAGCTGTTGAATTACTTAAGTTGTACGAAAAGGAGAACAGATTGTTTTAAATGCGGACAGATAAACAAATAGAATTATTGAAAGAACAAAAAGGCAAAGAATTAGCCACAAAGATTAACGATTTAGATAGTATTATTGTTAATTTTGCAGATACAATCCATTTTTTAGAAAATATAGAAGAAAATGCAGAGCTTATCCCTATACCAATTATTAAAAATGGAGTTTTGATTGTTAATTATCCAGAATTTAACGGCTTTATTTTGTTTGATACAGAACTCAAAGATGATAAAGCTGTAATTAATGCGGATATTTTTAATAATGCTTTTAATGCATATAAATGGGATTGCAGTTTGCTATGTGAAATGCCTTATATTTTCTATGGATTGCATTCTGAAAGCTGCGATTGCGTAGAATTTAATGATGCAACCGCAGAAATATATAAGAAACAGAAGCGAAAAAGTGAAGAAATAGAAAAATACAAAGAAAATGAAATGATAACAGCGTGTGACCCTTTTAAATTATTCTTAAAAGTAATGTGCTGGCTTAACTGGATTATGCAGCATCCAGAAATCAAAGAAGTTAAAAGACAAGAAAAAGCGCACACAAGTACGAAGAGCAAAAAGAAAAACGGCAACAGCAAAGCAAAAGCAGATAGCAATGTTGTAAAAACTGTTAAAATTAACAATATTAAAATTAAAACAGTTAACAGCAAACTTATAACAAAAATAAAAAGCAAAAAAATACATCGTATAGCGGGGTGCTGGGAAGTTCGGGGGCATTTTCGCCATTACAAAACCGGCAAAGTGGTTTACATTAAACCTTACGAAAAAGGAAAAGACAGCCACAAGCGCGTTAAAAAACAATATATAATATAGGCTGGGCTTTGTTTGCTGTACTTTGCTTTGTTAAAGTTCTAAAGTTTTTCATCAATTTTTCGAGGTAAATCTGAACGAAATCAGGGGCAAAAATTGAAATTCTGTGTAACCGATTTTTGGATTTCAAAATTGCATATGACGGGGGTATCAAAATTTTTGCATTATATTTTTGTGGGAAAATTTTTCATTTTTTTAAGTGGGATTTGAACGAAATCCAAAGCAAATTTTGGAAATTGTCAAAATCGAAATTATGAATATAAAAGAGAACCCCACGGAGGTAGCAAAAAAGTTGCATTATATTCCGTGGGGTTTAAATTAATCTATAAAAATAATCGGTTTATCATCATCAAAAAGATTACTAACAACTTCCTGCCCTTTATCCACTAAGTAACAAGAAACTTTCTGGAATCGCCTAAAACCTTTGATAATTTCATATTTATTATTAATTCTATATATAGTTCCTGCGAAATTGCCTTTATTAACAGGAATATAAGATTGTGTATCTAATGGAGCTGATATGGGTTTGTCAAGCTCCTTAAGTTCTACAATATCTACTGCTTCAATCTTGCATAAATCGCCATACTCACCTAATGATGGATATACCGGTGGGTTTAGTAACGCATGGTATATATCATCTATGTCACTATCATCAGCTTTGATGTATATAGTTGTATATAAATCAACTAGCATTAGATGATATTTAACTGTACTAACCCAGCCGGCGTGGCTTCCGTCTGCATGATCTGTTATAATATCCCAACGATTAAGCATTTCATCGCTAACTTTGTTAAAACGCTTACCACCATGCCATTCTTTCTGCATTTTGGTATTGTAAACGCCCTTGCCAGTAACAAAATAATCTAATTTATGATACTTTTTCCATTGACACATTGAATGAATAAACCCATTAACTGTGCTAAATGGTGGCAAAGGGTAGCAATCTGCACCTCTTGGCGCTGATGGATTATTAAACCTAGCCATTTCTTGATACATTTTTAGCCTAATAACTCTCATAGCAAAACCTCCAAAATAAAATAAGTTGCACCTATACAAAAATGTATCAATGCAACTTTCCACTATGGTTCTATTAAGGTAAAATGATATAATAATTATCTATTGTTTACATCTATTAAATAATAGCATTTTTAAGCATTACTGTCAATACAACATTTTTCTGTATAAATCAATGCTTTACTTGAATACCGGCATTGACTAAGCTCATATATCAACAATTCTTTAGTCATAGTCGGATTAGTCCTTTGAATTATTTCCAATAACTCATCAATACTCATTATCCCACTCTCCTAACTGCTCCAAGAACCATATCAACAATATCAAATATTTCATCTCCGTAAGTTGCTACAAAATCGCACAATATTTCTTCCTGCTCAATCGGTAAATACACATCATAAGACATACAGATTGCGTGGCATACTTCGTGTATAAGCACTTTGCGTTGCATAAATCCCTGCAATTTGTCTGACAGGTATATTGTATGCGTGTTTCTGTCAGTTACACCTAAGCTAATTGTGTTGTCTGACCGCCTTAATTCACTTGAATTTGAATTTTTATATTGTATGTGCCAGATTGTACCATTGATTATAAAAAACATCTGTATGCCTCCTTTCTGAATAAAACAGGCTATGAATATTGCTACTCATAGCCTTTAAAATCAAATCTTAGATACAAGAGTGCTTAACTTTGTTCTAAGTAAATTTTTCTCTTCTGCTGACATATCAGCAACCATATCTGTAATGTCGCTTGCAAGTTCCTTAGTGTAGCTGTCAAGAGACTTCATCTTATGCTCCTTGTCTTCTGGTGTATTAGCTTTGTGCATTTCTTTAGTTTCTGTGTACATTCTCTTTGCTCTGTCATAGCCACTTTCAGATGTATGTGTGGCTGTAGGCTCTGTATAGTACATCTTGCCATAATCCCTATCCATATCCCTCATATGCTCTGTTTCTGGGTACATGTGCATATAAGGCGGTTCTTCATATCCTCTGCGATATGTTCCCTTGCCTTTAGGGGCGAATCTGCCATTTGCATAGCGGTAATGGTCATAGTATCTTCTGTCCGGATAATCTTCGTACTGTTCAAGCATACGCATAATATCCTCATTATCTTCTGACTTTTCCATAGCTTCAACAATTCTGTAATCCTTGTCAAAACAAGCTATGTTCTTCGCTATTTCTGTAAAATCCTTTAAATCGTCAAGGTTCTGCCCCTCAAAGCTATCTAATCCGATTGCTTCAACCTTAGCCTTGACACATTCCATAATCTGTTTAGCCCATTTGTGCATAATATCAAGCCTCCCTTACTGCGATTAAGTTACTATTCTGCACTTCAATAGCCTGTGTAGATGTATTCTGCACCGCTACAGTACTGCAACAGCCACAAGGTACATCAACATATGCCTGTGCCGATACGTTAAATAAGTTTTCAACTGCGGCTGGTGTAACGATCATTCTTGTAGACTGTAAAGGTTCTCCGTCCACTGCGATAGCAAGTGAAATAGCTTCTACTGTGCCGCCTGTAGGTATCTGAATGTTGCCGGAATACGACACAAGGAATCTAGCCTTGCACTGATTTGTAATACCTCTTAACTTGATAATTCCACTGCCCTGTCTGTGTACGATACACTTACTACCGCAAACTGGTGTTTCTGTAAATGCAACATCTTCTCCGGCGGCAACTGTTTGTAATGCAATTCCTGTAATCTCCATTGTTTTTACCTCTCTTTCTAAAAAATAAGGGCAAACCATACAAGTCTGCCCTTTAAATTTAAGTAATACTGCTTAGCAGACATAATCTTTCGATTAAGATACTTGATTATTCAGTTGTTTAGCATCCACAACCTGTATTGCAACCACAGCCATATGCATAACCATAAAGGTTAGAAGCTGGGAATGATGGTACTGGTGTAGGTCTTACAGCGTCGATTATCTGATTTGTCTGTGCTGCCATTGTGGTAGTCAGAAGTGCATTCTGTCTATCCTGTGAAGCAGCTCTGCGTAAATCATTGTTCTCTGCCTGTAATGTTGCAATCTTGTCATTAGTCAGGAAATCAAGAATAGCTCTCGTTCCTGCGTTCTGGCTGTCAATAATATCTCTTGTATTATTATTCATCGTGTTTTGTAAAGCACAGGTGTTAGTTGCCATATTGTAGTTTACACCCTGTATGGCTTCTCTTGTCTCGCAGCAGCAGTTAGCAAGCTGTGACTGTAAAGCGTTTGTATTCTGCATATTAGCGACTGTATCAGCGTTAATAGCCTGCTGGATGCCGTAGCCTGTCTGCATAATGTTTGTATTTATGCCATTAAAGCCTGTGAGCATACTGTTATTCATAGCATAAAAGCCATCACAAAGTCCGTTGGAAATGCCATCTAACTTGCTGATAACTGCTGAATTATCAAATCCTCTCTGAATATCAGCCTGTGTAGCCGCTGTCGCAACATAGCCACCGCCATTGTTGCCACCAAAACCGCCAAATCCACCATTACCCCATCCAAAGAGTAAAGCAAATACAACGATTATCCAAAGCCATCCACCATCAGCCCATCCGCCGTTATTGCCGTTGCCGTCAATATTAGCGACTAATGGTACGCTGGCACAATTTGAATTAAACATATTAGTTACCTCCATTAATTTATTCATAAAGATGTCACCCAGGTAATTTGCAAAGACATCTAATATGCTATTAATTATTAAATCTGCTTTTTATTTGATTAAATATATCATCTGCATTTAATCCTTTTTCCTTACATAAATTTCTAGCCATCTGTTCAATGCCTTGCATATTGCCTTGCTGTGCCATTTGCATTGTATTCTTCATCATCGGATTGCTCATAAGTTGATTGTTTCCCATTATCTGCTGTATAAATTGTTGAGGACCGCCTCTCATCATCTGAAAAATGTTAATTGGGTTCACTCTTCATCACCGCCTTTGCTCTGTGTTCGTGAAGTTTTTCTTTGTGCTCCTATAGATTTATCAAATCTATTCTCTAACTGCCCTATCTTTTCTGATAGTTCATCAAACTTACTCATAAACAGCTCTGTGCTTTCGTCTGATAGGGTAAATTTAGCGTTTTCTGCGTTAGCCATAGAATTTATTGTCTGATTATTAGGCTCTGTATAAGGCTTATACACAATCGTATTAATAGTTCCATTAGCATTCCAGCCTTTAACATAGATTTCTGATAAATCCTGTTTTGGGAAAAATGCCATTGAGCCATCCATAGGCACTTCATTAGCGTTAATGTTTTCGACTGCTTGTACAATTCTTCCATTGATACCAGCCGGTTGTTGCGGCATAGTCTGTTGATTTGCCAAAGACATTTGCATTCCTGCCACTGGTTGTTGTAAGCTCTGCTGATAATTCTGCAAAAAGTTCATTCTATCCATATACGGATTTTGAGATTGCACATAAGAATTATTCATTATAGGTGTTTGATATGGATTGCTCATTGTCTGCCTCCTCTAAAACCTCTTCGATTGCGTGGATAACAAGAGATAATGTCACTAAGTCAAGTTTCTGTAATTCTTCTTTACTTAAAATCTTTTCTCTAACTTCATCAGAAAACATCTGCATTACCTCTCTTTCTGATTACATTTTTGCATAAAAAAAGAGAAGAACATTATCAAGTTCTTCTCATATTTATGTCATACATCAAGGCTTTATTTAGTTTTAATTTACTACACACTTTTTATCTTGTTACTACACACTTACTACACACTTTTGCTATTGAAATACATAGAAATACATAGAAATATGTGGAAATTGATAATCGGTCTAATGCCGCTTAAAATCCCTTAAATACTGCATTTATCGTGCTTTCTCATTAAGGTCATAAGGGGTTGTCTGGTACACATAATAAGTTTTCCAAGTTA